AAAACTCCAGCGTCGTGGCCTGGGGAAACTCCAGCGTCGAGGCCCGGGAAAACTCCAGCGTCGAGGCCCGGGAAAACTCCAGCGTCGAGGCCCGGGAAAACTCCAGCGTCGTGGCCTGGGGAAACTCCAGCGTCGAGGCCCGGGAAAACTCCAGCGTCGAGGCCCGGGAAAACTCCAGCGTCGAGGCCCGGGAAAACTCCAGCGTCGTGGCCTGGGAAAACTCCAGCGTCGTGGCCTGGGGAAACTCCAGCGTCGAGGCCCGGGAAAACTCCAGCGTCGAGGCCCGGGAAAACTCCAGCGTCGAGGCCCGGGAAAACTCCAGCGTCGTGGCCTGGGGAAACTCGATCATTCACCGTCCCGCTTCGGATTGGAGGCTGCAATCATCCGTCATCAAGGTTAATGACCGGGCGGTCTTGATTGACCAGACCGGCGCAACTCCGATGGTCTCAACCGCGGCCGGACTTCTGGTTCCAGCTTCGTCGGTCAAGCCCAGAGCGAAGCGCACAAAGAAGACGGTGACGAAATGAGCCCCTTCGACATGATGATTCTGCCTCCGTTGTCAGAAACCGAAGCCGCTTCTCCGCTCGTGGAGTTACTGAACCGGCCGGTCACTCGGGAACCGGAACGAACAGAACCACAGAAGCCGTTCCGTCGGGCTCCCGATCAGAAGCAGATCGCAGCGGTTTGGCAAGCGAGTTGGAAGGCGCAACAGCCTAAGGAAGAACCGTCGCCGTGGTCTGGCATCGACTTTTCGTATGGCCGAGGTTCAGTCGCTCGGACGCCGATGTCATTTTGGGGTCCGTTGCTAGATGCTGGGCTGGTCGCGCAGCAACTCAACGCAGAACCCGAAAAGGCGTGTGTGATCTGTGGGATGCTTAATTGCCGGCTCTAGGAAATCTGATGACTCCCAAAACTCGCGCCGCCTGCAATCTCGTTTTCTACTGCAGTATCGAAGCCGGCATTTCTCCCTCTGACGCTCGCGATCTTGTTGTCGCCACGTTGCTTGCTGGTGCTCGAGCCGCAATCGACCTGAACGCCGAAGAGAAGATTCGCCGCGACATCACTCAACGCACAACTGGAATCGTCTTGGCTCTCCGCGAAAGAAAGGCGGCCTAGATGGAAACGCCGTTTGCGCATCCGAAAGATACGCGCTACGTCGATGCTGCCCGTAAGCTTCGCATGAGCCGTCGGGCTTGGTTCGACGCATGCAAGATGCCCGTTGCTGAAGAGACGGCAACGCAATGGTGCACCGAGGTCGAAACGAGGCACATCGCTTACCTGGTGGCGCTCAACGAGATACGCGCTGAAGAGGATCGGATCCTGAGCGAAGAAAGAAGGGTGGCGTAATGCGCGCCAGCGAAATGTATCTCCGCGCGGGCGACATCATCCGCGAGCGGGGACATTACAAGGGTTGGTATTCAGACGCTAACACCGGGCGGTGTTGTCTTCTCGGTGCCTGCAATGTCGTCATGAATGGCCAGGCGAACGACTCCAGAAATATCCTGCGGAATACGTCGAGCCTAGATGACGTGCTATTGACCTCAGCGCCCTGCGCCTGGAACGACGCTCCCGGGCGCACCGAAGCCGAGGTTCTGATCGCGCTGGATGCGGCGTTTGTGCTCGCGCTACAAGAAGAAGGCGAAGACCTGGACGAGGTGTTCAAGTGAGCCTCCGCGGAGCCCAGAACTACGTCCGCGCATTCCATCGCAAGTTCGAACAGGGCAACCCGGACGAACCGACGTTGCCTGGCCAAGGGACGATCTTGAACCGAATTCGCTGGATCGATTCCGAGTTGGCCGAGATCGAGGCAGCCCTTGATATGACGGACGAACGTGAAGCGCTTGCCGGGTTGGCAGACGGCTACATCGACGTCATCGTGTTTGCGCTCGGCGGTCTGGTTGAATGCGGCGTTGACGGTACGCCATTGTTCGATGAGGTCATGCGCGCCAACATGACGAAAGTGAAAGTTCCGGGAGTGGCCAAAATCCAAAAACCTGCCACCTTTGTTCATCCGGACATTGCGACACTGATCGACACGCAACGGAGTCGCAAGTGAAGAACGACGACGTCAAGATCATCCCGAACCTTCTGCTTTCGCTCGTGCGTCTCGACGGCGGTACACAGTCGCGGATCGCCATGAATGAAGAGACCATCGAGGAGTATTTCGAGGTCTACAAGGAAGTGCCCGACAAGATGCGGCCGATCGTCGTCTTCCTGGACACGGACAAGCGCTATTGGTTGGCTGACGGTTTCCACCGTATCTATGCGGCGCAGCGGGCAAGCTTGACGCGCGTCAACGCCGAGATTCACAAGGGCTCGCTTCGTGACGCGATCTTGTACTCCCTCAAGGCGAACGCGCTTCACGGTCTCAAGAGGACGAACCTGGATAAGCGCCGAGCGGTCGAGATCCTGTTGCGTGACCCCGAGTGGGGCGTGCGCACTGACCGCTGGATCGGCGAAGCGGGCGGCGTCAGTCACAATTTCGTGAACCGCATTCGTGACGACTTGCGCGAATTGGGCGAATTGGCACAAATGCCAATGGGTCTAGTCGGCAAGGACGGACGGCTGTGGAAAGATTTGGAATCCCCTGCGGAAGACATGGACACCGCCACAAAAAGAGACTCTATCTCTCGGCAACCGTCCCTGGGCTCGAGCGGAGAATCGGTCCAAATGCGAGAGTCATCGGCGCATGAATCCGATGGCGGCGAGAAGGGGGCGGACGATATTCGAGCCGTTCCGGACGGTGTTGTCGGTTCGTCCGCCCCCTGTGTGCCACCGATCGATATGCTCGGCGTGGAAGCCTCGGATGAGTGGATCGAAAACGTCTCAGCGGTTCGGGCGGAGTTGTCGAAAGTCGATTCGCACCTGCGGGAGAGTCAGAAGATCTTGTCTCCCGTCTTGGCCGGCGCGCGCAACGAAGAAGAAGCGCGACGATATGGACGACTCATGTCGCAGCTTGCTGATACGCTTGATGTACTTGACGAGGCAACGCCCGAGAAGATGTGCCGATGCCAAGATCCCGACGGCACCGCAGGACGACGGTCGCAGTGCCTCGCCTGCCACGACACCGGTTATCTGACCGTCGAGCAAGTGCGCAATGTCGACGACGCGTTTTGGAAGGGTGCGGCGTAATGGCGTTCTCGTCGTGCGGTGAGAACATGAGTGGGCCTATCACTCACTGAGCAGCTTCCGCTAGACGCGCTGATCTCGGTCCCTGCGAAGAGAACTCGCAAGGCGCGTGACTATCAGACCGCAGCAGTACGGGCGAATCTAGAGGCACTCTCTCGTGTCCGTGGCGTACTGGACGTGTGCGCCACGGGCCTTGGCAAGACAGAGATCGGTTGTTGGACCATCGAGGATTGGGCCGCCCAGCAAGAAGGCGACATTCTGTGGTTGGCCCACCGTGAGGAGCTTATTCGCGACGCCGCAACGCGCCTGCATCTTAGGACGGGCCTGCCGGTTTCGATCGAGATGGCAGACGAAGAATCGTGGGGTACCAGAATCGTTGTCGGCTCGGTCCAAACGCTGCGCGAGAAACGTCTCAAACGATTTCGCCCTGACCGCTTCTCTCTCATCGTCACCGATGAAGCGCACAGAAGCCCCGCGCCGTCATATCGCACGATCTTCAATTACTTTTCGAAGGCCAAGATCCTTGGGCTAACCGCCACTGCGGATCGGCTTGACGGAGTGGCGCAGGGCACGGTCTACGACGAGGTCGCTTTTCGCAAGGACATCGATGAAGGGATCAGCGAAGGCTTCCTGGTCCCGATCGTCCCCATCGCCGCATTCATTGACTCGGTCAATCTCGGTGGAATCAAGACAGTTGCGGGCGACCTGGCCGAAGGCGAGCTCGAAGACGAGATGGTGCGGTCTGTTGCCGCAATCGCACGCAAGACATTCGATCTAGTCGGCGACCGTCGTACGCTCGTTTTCACGCCCGGCGTTGGTTCAGCGCACAAAGTCTGCGATGCGCTGAATGAGATCCGTTCAGGCTCGGCACGGGTTGTCGACGGTGAGACACCAAAGGACATTCGTCGGGAGATTCTTCGAGCGCACCGCGCTGGAGAGTTTCAGTTTCTCATCAACTGTCTGGTGTTCACCGAGGGCTACGATGACCCCGGTATCCAAGCGATAGTCAATGCGCGGCCGACTAAGTCGCGGGCGATGTATGTTCAGATCGCAGGGCGAGGTTTGCGCGTGCTGCCCGGTATCGGTGAATTGGCAACCGAAGATGAGCGTACCGCAGCGATCGCCGCTTCGCTCAAACCGAACTGTTTGCTCATTGACATCACCGGTCACCCCGGACGTCACAACCTAATCGGCCCCGTCGATCTCCTTGGCGGCAAGTTCCCTCCCGAGGTCAAGGAACGAGCGAAGAAGATCCTTGAGAAGGAGGGCGGCGACCTAACCCAAGTCGTTGAGAAAGCACGCAACCAACTCGTCTTCGAGGAATCGGAACGGCGGCGAAAGGCCGATGCCAAGCGAGCCGCGGAGGCCGAGGTCAACGCGCGAACTGCCGAGTTTGAGTTGTTCCGCGACAACCTCCGCGATCAGGGCATCGGGTTGGGCGACTTCAAGCCCGAGTGGCTAGGGCAGCAACTCAATGAACGAGATCGCGAGTGGCTTGGTTCAAACAAGATCCCTGCGAAGGGCTTGTCACATTCTGATGTGCTCAAACTCCAACGATCGGCCGCGATGTGGCGCAAGATCAATGCTGCGACGTTTGCGCAACGAAGACTGCTTGCGCATCTCGGAATACCTGTTAAGCACAATATGCCACGGTCAGTTGCTGAGACACTGATCGCGACCCTGAACGCTGGACCGGGTCCGATCACGAAGAAGCAACTCGACACCGTGTTGACTGCTGGTCGTGACGTAGGGGCCGAAGGATGAGTACGATAACGCAAGAGCATCTCCCGATGCTGAGCGATCGCGAACGAGAGGTCTGGTCGCTGCGGCTCAGCGGGTTAGAACAGCAGGAGATAGCGGACGCGCTGGGTTGCACGATCTTCGTTGTGCGTACCGCACTTCGTTCAGGAGCGAACCGGGTCGCCCGCGGTGCGCCGGCCAAGGATCGGAACAGAGACAAGTTTCGTGACCTAGGCAAACTCGGTCGCTGTCACTGCGGGATGCTTCTTCCTTGCTATCACGAGGACCCCATTGAACTGGCCTCACGACGCCGCTTCTTCGACACCCGATCCTTGGTCGAAAGTGATCCAGAGATTAGGAAAACGCGTCGTGCGACGAAGCGGCTCAACTACGTTCGCGATATGCCCGGCACACAACGACGACAAAGCGAGCCTGACGCTACGAAGGGGCGATAAATGGTCGGTGCTTCTCTACTGCCACGCCGGTTGCAAGACCGAGGACGTACTTGCGGCGGTCGGTTTAACATGGGCGGACACGACGAAAGACCGCGCCATGGATAAGCGCATCGTTGCGTCATACCCGTACGTCGACGAGCACGGCGTGGTGCTTTACGAGGTCTTGCGCTACGAGCCGAAAGACTTCCGCCAGCGACGCATGACTGAACACGGCTGGGAGTGGCAACTGGGAGATGTGCGCCGCGTGCTGTACCACCTGCCAGAACTGCTGAGCAGCAAGCCTAGGATGGCATTCGTCGTCGAGGGGGAAAGGGATGTCGAATCGCTTGAGCGCCTTGGTTGCATTGCTACGACGAATGCAGGCGGAGCAGGGAAATGGCGTCCTGAATACTCTGCAAGCCTTGCGGGTCGTCACGTGGTCATTCTTCCCGACAACGACGAACCAGGGCAACGTCACGCTGAGCTTGTTCGGGACAGTCTCACGGAAGCCGCAAGCATCAAGATAGTTAAGCTGCCTGGTCTAGGCGAAAAGGCGGACGTCAGCGATTGGTTAGTGGCTGGTAATTCACGTGACATCCTCGCGGCCTTGATCAAGGAGACGCCGTCGGTGAAACCGCAGAATCGTGACGATCGGATTCGACGGCGTCTCAAGGAGATCGAGGCGAACCTTGGCAGCATTTGTGACGCGCTTAGCGAACTGACCGAATTACTTGGAAGGAACTGACCATGTTTGAGTTCAAGAATGTTACCGAATCTTCTCGCACGTACCACTACAGCGACGGCAAGTGCTTTACGATCAAGAACGTTCGTAAGGTTTACGTCAAGCCCGACACCGGTACTCATCGCATCGAAGACGACGCCGGAACGAAATGGATTGTACCAACCGGTTGGGTGGCCATCGAGTTCAACGGCGAGTGGGTCTTTTAATGATCCATGCACTGGATCAAATCTAGTCGGTTTGACCCACAAGCATGCGTAGTTGCTGATCGGCATTACAACCGCCAGAAGATCGGATCGCCTCAATTCGTTCCGCCTGGCGGTTGTCTTGTCCTGGCTACCGCTAGATATGGCGCCTTGTGGGTTACATCAACGCCAAAACCGGAGTACGTCAAGCACGCGTGGGCTGGGTCCTGGGTCAATTCGCTGTTTCGCAATGAGGATAGGTCGGTTTTGTCATCCGCTCTGATTACAGAAGCCGTGTCCGCATCGGTTGCCGTCCTAGGAGCGCCGCCGAAAGAGGGATGGGTCTGCGTCGATACATTGCCAGCCGGGGTCCATGGGCCGTTGAGGCATCGGTGGCAAAGGGGCGGAATCGTGACATTCGTAGACGCAGACAAGACAAAGAAGAAGCGCGACCCAGGACGTTGCTATGTCCGAGCTGGTTGGGAGCATGTTGGTTTCACCAAAGGCGGCCTGTGGGCGTTCCAATTACCCCCTGACAAGTTTCCCGAGCCGATACCACCGATGACGTTTCAGTTGGATCTTGAAAGCATGGTGTCTCAATGAGCAAGAAAGAACAAACGCTAGAGGAAGCCGAGTCGGATGTTGCAAGGGCCGAACTCGCGTTACAAAAGGCTCGGTTGAAACATCAACTGGCCGAGCGACGGTATTCGAAGGCCAGAGAATTGCGCGACCTGATCAAGGCGCGCGGATGCCAGCGGTAAAGCGACACAAGACGCATATCCTAATCCCTGACCTTCAGGTACGAAGCGACATCGACTACTCACACCTGGAGCATATTGGCAATTACATCGTCGACTGCCAGCCGGATGTAATCGTCCAGATCGGCGACTGGGCCGATTTACCATCGCTCTCTTCGTACGACGTTGGGCACGCGACGGCCGAGGGTAAGCGGTTCGTCGATGACATCAAAAGCGTTCGTCACTCGGTCGACTTACTTGAGCGGCCGATCCGCAAATACAATGCGAGGCGGCGCAACAAGTACCAGCCTCGCAAGGTGATTTGCCTAGGAAACCACGAACAGCGTCTCTTGAGGCACGTTAACGAACATCCGCACCTGATCGGTCTCATGACCATGGACATGTTCGGGTTTGAGCAAGCCGGCTGGGAGGTCCACCCGTTTCTCAAGATCGTGAACATCGACGGTTGCGAGTATACCCACTACGTTCAGTCTGGCGGCAAGAAAGAGAACGCAATTACGACCGCCGCTGGTCTATTGCGTAAACGACACAACAGCATTTCTGTCGGGCACACACAAAAGCTTGACATAGCTATTCATGCGGCAACTCACCAGATTGGCCTAATCTCGGGGTGCGCATACACGCATCACGAAACCTATGCTGGCGAGCAGGGAGATTGCTCGAAGCGCGGCATTTGGCGCAAAAACGAGATGGTTCGGGGTGTGTATGACCCGATGTACATCAGTCTTGGGTATCTGAAAAGACGGTGGTCCTAAATGCGAGTTGTCTATATCGCGGGAAAGTTTTCCGACCTGAATGCATGGCGCATTGAACTCAATATCCGCAAGGCCGAAGAACTCGGTTTGCAGGTTGCGGAACTCGGCGCATCACCGTTGATTCCACACGCTAATGCCAGATCGTTTCACGGAACGCGCACGCCGCAGTTCTGGTATGATGCGACACTAGCTCTTTTGGTGAAGTCAGATGCGGTTCTTACCGTCGACAACTGGCACGACTCGGCCGGAGCGCTCAACGAAGTCGATACTGCCCTGCGCATGGGCATTCCCGTCTTTCATTCCCTCGACGATCTCGAAAGCTGGCTGCGTCATGGATAGATGCACAAAGAACGCAGGTTGTTACGGGAAGGCCGGCCATGATGGCGGTTCTTCCGAAGATCGCACGCGACCGTGGTCGCATGATTATCCAGCAGACCCAATCAATCCATCGCATTACAAGACCGCCGCCGGCATTGAGGCAATCGACGTCATGGAGGCGTTCGGACTAACCGAAGACGCGTACTTGTGCAACGCGACCAAGTACATCCTTCGGTGCGGCAAGAAAGACAATGTGCGGACAGAAGTCGCCAAGGCGATTTGGTGGCTAAACCGCAAACTGGAGAGACTTGCAAAAGATGGCTCGTAATGCCGGCCCAGAAGCCTGGAAGAAGCGTTCAGGAAGTCGGTACGCCGCGGGAGTTCCTGGACGCGGTTGAAAAGAGGTTCGGCAAACTGCAGTGGGACCTTGCCGCCAATGCTGACAACCACGTTACCGATGGCTGGTACGGACCCGGATCGTCGGTAAACGAGGATTCGTTTAGTGCGTGGTGGCATCGTGACGTAAACGGGTTGCTTTGGCTAAATCCGCCATACGCCAACATCGGAGACTGGGCACACAAGTGCGCCAACGAGTTCGTTGCGGGCGCTAACATACTAATGCTGCTCCCGGCGTCGATCGGGACGAACTACTACCGAGAACTCGTTTGGCCCTATGCCAAGACCATCGCCCTTTCGCCTCGATTGACTTTCAATGGCCACTCACAAAGCTATCCGAAGGATCTTGTCCTAGCTCAATATGCTCCCGGCGCTGCTGGTCAACTTGAGTGCTGGCGCTGGAAGTGATCCGCTCCTGTCTCTACCCGGCCTGTACGACCATCATGGTCTTCGGCCGTCAGACACACCACTCCGACTATTGCATGGTCCACGAACGAAGACCGCCACGATACGAGACAGACGCACAACGGACTGACCGCATACTTAGGGAATTGGGATGGCGAAACAAAAGCTATTCACGATAACGCCGCAAGACTGCCGCGAAGAACGCTATCGTGGTTCAGGAACCGGTGGACAGAACCGCAACAAGCGCGATACAGGCGTGCGGTTCACTCACGAACCTTCGGGTGCAGTCGGTGAGTCAGAGGCGCAACGAACGCAGATTGCTAACCGACGCGATGCCTTTCGAAAGATGGCCAGTTCGCCTCGGTTCATTATGTGGGCGAAGGCGCAAGGTCAGGCGCGTATCGAAGGTCACGCTAGCCTAGATCGCAAGATTGACGAGTTGATGGTCGAGAAGAATCTGCGCATTGAGACGAACGTCGGTTGTGCACCAGGGGAAGCCGCTTGCGACAAGGGCAAAGCACTATGAGCATGGAAGAAAAGATAGAAGCCGATGGGTGGATTACGGTTTACCAGAGTCCACCGGCGACTGATCCGGCGGTAGGTGTGACGTACGAACACCTTCCACCAGAGAGTCAGTCGTTCTCGTTATATGGGCGCTCGCGTGCTGTGTTTACGGTTCAATCGGTAGACGGGCAGATCGCCACGGACACCAAAGGCAATGTCTGGGCCTTTGATATCTATGGGATACGCGGCGCTTGGCGGTCACCTCTTAACGGCGAATGGTACGGATTCATTCGGGTGCCTAAATGAAGTCCTGGCTATTCCGCGCGCTCAACCGCGCTGACATCGAGTTCCCGCGTTTCGAGGGGGCGATCCGATTCGCCAGTACAATCGCGGCGATTGGACTCTATACGGCGACCATGGCTACCGCGGCGTTCCTCGAATGCGTCGCGGCGCCCGCGGCTAAGACGGCGGCACGAGTTATTGATGAGTTGGTGGATGTCTAGCGGCAACATCGTGTCCGCACGTACTCCGCCAAGGTGAGTTTTCGCTCCGCGGCGTTAGTCTTGGCTCGGGCGAGTTCGTCTTCGGTGACCGGCGCGGTTATGGTCTTGCGGGTGGCGCGAGTTCGGAGGATGGGCTTGGGATGTGTGTCAGGCATCGTCGTCGCCACGCAAGTAATCGGACACTTCACGGTCCCACTCGGCGAAGGTGCGTCGGTCAACACTCTGCACTGGGCGGTTGAATAACAGCTTGCGGGCTTGTGCCAACTCGCCGATTGGCCAGTTGATGTCTTCGCGGAACTGGTTGTGGACGCGGCTCATGCGCGAGACGCGATCAAGGCGATAGTGATATCGCATGTGGTACTCGGGATGCTCAATCTCCAGCAGAGACACCGATCCTTGCGGTACGCCTTTCGTCGGGCAATGCGGACATTCCCACTGCGACCACAGAGTCGAACCGTCCCGATATTGAGCAACTGGCCCTCCTGTCTTGCCGCATGACTGACATTTGGTTGGTTCCATCGTCGCGTCCTCTCCTCTCTCGTGCGTCCCCACCGGTGGGTTTGATTCAGGCCGTCGGCGGATCAGTGCGCTCCGGTTCGTTGTCGGTGCACTCCGCGCAGTCGCAACTCTCGTCGTAACAGGAGCCTTCAAGACTATGGCAGCGGTGACCACAACTCCCACAGGGCTTGTCGCAGTCATAGTCTTGCCAGTGGGCGCAGAAGGGGCCGGAGTCGTAGTCGTCCCATTCGTCCGCGGCGCCATCATCGCACATCGTCGCTACCCTACCGCCGCCGCTTCGCCCTTGGCCCTAAAGGTCCGCCGGCCAGTCGTTGATCTCCGCCGCACTCAGCCCCATCGCTTCGGCAACGGGGCGCGGCACCGGCTGGCCGATGCGGCCGCCGAGCAATCCACGGATGCTGTCGAGCAGCTCGCGCTGCCTCACGGCGCTCGTCGTTTCGCGCGCGTACTCCCGAGCCGCCTCCATGGCCAGATCCATCGGCGTCGCCTGGCGCTGCATGGCTGGGCCGGTCGACGGTGCGGTATGCTGCGCGCGGTCCAATTGGTTCTTGATCTTGTCGTCGATTTTCATGGGGTCTCCTTTGTCGGCTAGCGCTACTGCGCGGTCCAGTCGTTGCGTCCACGGATCCAGCCGCGCACGGATCCGGTCGTGTCGCGGACAGTGATCGACCCGCCGTCGTAGTCCTCGGGGAGTTGCGCTGCCAGCTCGTCGACATTGTCACCCCCGAGGGTTTGGGCGTTGCCGTCGGCGTCGGTGTAGTCGGCATGAAGCAGCGACTCGCTCTGCTGCAGCTCCGGGCACGTCTCGACCGCCGCGAAGAAATCGTCGGTGTCGCCGGTCACCGGGCCGAGGTCGCGGATCAGCGTCCACTCGACGTTTCCGATCCGGCTGCTTCCATTCGCCTCCACGACGATCTCACCGTCGGCGTCGCACAGAGCGACGAGGTTGCCGTCGGCGTCGGTCTCCTGCGCATAGTAGGCGCCCGCGGCTGTCTTCACGAGCGCGTATCGGGCCTTGGATCCGTTCGTCGCCATGGGTCTCTCCTCTGAGTGGGTTAGAAACTGCCGAGTCTACGCCGCTACGTTGTCAGCCTGGGACACCAGATTTCGCACCGTCGCCACGCACATCGCCCACGTGAGCGAGCTCGGCGCCTTGCACCCCGCGAACTCCGCCCACCGCCGCCGCTGCTCGACCGTGAACGCCGCCAGCGTCATCGCCAGCCGGGCGGCCTGGTCGCGCGTCTCGGGGCGGGGAACGATGGATACGAGACGGGAGACCTTGCGGGCGCGGGCGGTGCGCTCGAAGGAGGTCATGTGCGTTCACCTTGAGTGGCATTCTCCTTTTCCCAACATGCGTCACACGTCCCGCACGCAATGAGAGCGATGACAGCGCCGCACGACGAGCAAGGGACCAGCGTGTTTCCGCTGCCATCAAGCGGCGCCGAGACCGGGTGCTTGCGGCACGGAGTGCCGTGCGCCCCGCCCGTCCGCCAGAGGCAGCGAGGTACCGCGCAGAACAGCTCGGGGTGCGCTTCTTTGGCCGCGCGCACCTTGGCGGCGACAGCACCGCGCGACGCCATTACGCCACCGCCTTTCGTCATGGTCTCTCCTCCTTTGGTTGGACTGCCGTGCTGACAAGAACCAATCTAACTCCCCGTGAGTCTCACGGCAACAACTATTTTCACCCTACTGTCGAATTCGACCCACCGCGTCTCAATCGACCTAGGAACCGAGAAAGGTTTGCGTTCACAAACGCATCGGCGTGAGACGTAAATAATGGCTTGAAAATCGAGGTGAAATTTCTCGAAGTCCGTACCCGGGCCGACGCTAGGTCGGGCATGGCACCGACGGGTACCAAGACGCTGTCTGTGTCGGACGGACCCGGTTACACTAACCAGCGCAGAATTGTCGGTAAAACCGCCGAATTGCTCCTAAGACGCGTTTGGAGCATCCGTCTAGCCAAGGATGGTTTCCGCGACTTGGAGAGCGCTGAGGACCCGGACGGGCCGTTGTCGAATGCTGGCCAGCCGAGCCATCTCGACCTGGTTGACGGGGTCCAAAGTGAGTCGGCCGCGAGTTACTACAGCCGCGTTACCGAACTCGCCGGAAAGCTGCCGTTTCGTCGTGACGTTGCTATCGCGGAGGAACTAGGCGAAGGTGCAAGCGTGCGAGATATCAAGCTAAAACTCAAGGTTGGCCAAGGTCGAATCGACCGCGTCAAGAGGACCGTTGAAGCGTGGATCCCGCCCGGTCATTGGGTCGACGACGGAGACGACGGTGGCAACTGACAAGCGTGGCAATTGTGAGCCGCACAACAACTGCGGTTGCCCGATTTGCGACGACGCAACGTTTGGGTGGCTCTGCACATTGTCTGCCGCGTTAGTTGTGGCCGTAGAGATTTGGTTGCTTTGTCAATGATAGTCGTGAGTTAGGGGAACGAATGAGCACAACGAAGCTAACCGGGTTCATTGATACCGTGTCGCTCGACGTCAAAGAGAAGGGCTCGAGTAAGACGAGAACTGTCGTCATCAAAGTGGCTCGCGAGTTCGACGAAAGCGTCTCCACAATGCTTGGGGGCGACTCCGCTAAGGCGTTGCATTCATTGCGCAATGGCGGAATGGACAAGGTCTATTTCAAGACCGACACGGTTGACTGCAGCGCCGAGTTCGTTGGGGCAACCGATCGCGTGAAGGTCTCCGCTCTCCGTGGACGCCAAGCGGTTTGCGCCGCAGGCGACGGTGACTATGAACCGACGGTACAACTCACATTTGAGTGCGCTTATTCGGATGATGCTTGGTTGTTCTTTGGTCGCCACGTTGGCGAAATCATTGAGGTTACGTTGGTTGAACGACAGATTGAATTGCCTGCGATGAGGGTTGCGTGATGGATACAGCGAAGCTAGCCGAGGATATGAAGAACAGCATGGAAAAGCGCGGAAGAACGCGCGGATATGTCGACGGGATCCCGTGGGAAGCGTTCCTGACCGACGAGTTGCAGCCGCTGTGCTCGCTCCTCTTCGCAGACAATGTTGGTTCGCCCGAATGGGAGTCATTGCGTAACAATTACGTTATGTTGGCAACTGGCCGCGGCCCGTCGCTTGATCCTGACCCGGGGGTGCGTAATGGCTAAAATGCCGCATTGGTCCGAGTTGGCAAGCCTCCAACGTGCGGATGTAATCGCGCTGATCGACAAGGCGCGGGAACTTCTGTATACCGAGCCGGCGGTTGGAGCTAGCGCGACTTCCGGATTCGACAGTGTTCGCGCCTACTTGGGCGCTGCCATCGCGTTGCTTAAGGACGTTGGTTGATGCCCCGTCCCCGTGACCAGATCCCGCCTCCGGTCATTGCGGATATCGACGCTCAGGGCAAGCAAGGGCTTTTACAACCTAAGCCATTCGATACCGCAACTATCGGTAAACACGATACAATCGACGTTTCGCCAGCGGCGCTAAAGAAGATCGTTGAGTTGGTTGAGAGCCCCCGCGAACCCCACCCCACGCTCAAGGACGGCATTGGTTCTATGACCAATGCTACGCAAGGCGTTAGAGTCGGTCCCGAGGTGGCCAAGGAATACGCGGCCGAGGCTGCGCGGCTCATTGGGCCGAACATGATGGGGCCTTCGTTGGCCAACGTTCGTCGACTGTTGCGACTTGCGTTGGCGCATTTGGAATGACGATGAGCAAAGACGAGATTGCGGTTATCATTCGCGACTTTATGCACGAAGAGTGTAATTGCCCGACCTGCTTTGACGCCGTTGTCGACGGGCTAGCCGAAGAGTTGTACGACCGGATCAACGGGATTGAAACGTCCGAGGATGAAGAGGAGAACGTGAGTTGAGGGCTCGAGTCTATAGTTACCCTAGGCGCAAAACCGGGCGACAGGTGATTCCGATTGAGGAACGTCTGACAAGATATACGGACAAATATTGTCCGAGTCGCAGAGAGGACCTGGGTCCGTGCTGGATTTGGACCGGAGTCCGTCGCGCAAGAGGCGGTTACGGAACATTTGGCGTCAAAGGGAAAACTTATGGCGCGCATCGCTTCTATTGGACAGTTCACTACGGCCCAATTCCCGACGGCATGCATGTTCTGCATCAGTGTGATAATCCGCCGTGTGTTAATCCCGATCACCTCTTTCTTGGCACCAACGCAGAGAACATGGCCGACCGGGACGCGAAAGGAAGACAGCGACCAGGACGCTTGGCCGGACTAGACCACCCTCGAGTGAAGCTGTCATACGACAAGGCGGATGAGATACGGGCATTGGTAGCCAGCGGACGCTTCACTAAGGCCGAGATTGGCAGACAATACGGCGTCAACCGGCGTTCTATCTGGCTGATTGCTGCCGGCCGTAAGTGGGCCAGGAACGAATCGCAGGGCGCTAGTGCCTGATGAACTAACGGTTCCGAAGCGTCGGCCAGGAAGGCCGCCGAGACCTAAAGTCGATCGAGACAGTATTAATGATCTGTCTCTCGAAGAGATGATCGACCGCCTAAGCGAAAGCTTGACTGTGAATATAGAAGAACTTCGTCTCAAGGCCAGACAAGGTCACTTAGCCCCAAAGGAAATAAAAGACGTTGGGACGTTGGCAAGAATGGTCAGCCTGTTGGCGAAGGCTAGGCGAGATCTGTCACTCGCCTCGATCAAAGACGGCGACCTGTCAAGCATTCCTGCTGGACAATTGGCCTCCATTGTTGTACGGTCTATGAAAGACGATGCCGCGCTTAAGGCGGCGGTGATGTCCGAATTGCAGAGACAGGTGGATTGATGGACGATCGTTTGAAGGATTATAATTGGGAGCACATCTTCGGCGACGACAGGGACGAGAAGTACTCCGAGGGCTATTCCGCTCCGACTCACGTCCGCACCAAAGAACAACATCGTGAATACCACCGTTCGGATGTCGCCCACATCATCGCTATCGAGGACGGTGAGAACGACGGGGACGACTGGCTCGGTGTCTTCGAGATGACCGACGGCAAGTTCTTGGTCATCCGCGCCGGTTGCGACTACACCGGTTGGGGCTGCAGGGAAGGCGGGTCGTCCGACTTGGCCGACACGCTGGAAGACGCGATCGCGTTTGGGTTGACCGTTGGTGAGCGCGACCGTCTTGCGGCGCAGTTGCCGTGAGTTCCTCAGGTTGGATCGGCGTTGACTTAGACGGCACGCTTGCCGAGTACAACGGCTGGAAGGGCGAAAGCCATATCGGCGCTCCCATTCCTGTAATGGTCGAACGCGTGAAAACGTGGCGCAAGATAGGATGCGACGTGCGTATCTTCACCGCTCGCGTATGCGCTGACGGCGGAAGCGCTCGTGATGTCGCTGAGGTGCGTGGGTATATCGATCGTTGGTCTCTTGAGCATATCGGCGAAGTTCTGCCGGTAACCAACGTCAAGGACTACTCGATGGTCGAACTCTGGGATGACCGCGCCATCCAGGTCATACAGAACACTGGACGTCGTGCCGACGGTAAAGACGATTGACCGAATGGCTAAACAACCACCCGCACGAAGTTGAACCGGCGGTTACCTTCCGTACGCGCAAGATGCGCAACTCGGACTCCGCATTCCTTTACTCGTCTTTCCTGCGCTCCTACAGGCAAAGCGACTACACCGCCGGCATCCCTAATGACGTCTTCTTTGATGTCTTCAAGCAAGAGTTTGCCGCCGTCCTGAACCTGTTCAACGTCCTGGTAGCGCATCCTGAGGAAGACGAAGACGAGATTGCCGGCTTTATCGCATGGACCGGGCGCACGGTGGCTTGGCTGTACGTGAAGAAAACGCCATGGCGTCGCATGGGACTCGGGCGTCAGTTACTGACTGAGGCTGGGTTTCTGCCGGGCGAGGAGTTCAACGCGCTGTTTGGTTCGCCGTGGGCGTTGCGGCGCGCTCGTAGTCACGGCTACAAAGTTACGCTCTGTCCTCACGTTGAAGCCGTCCGTTTACTCCTAGGCGCGAAGTGACCGATGAACTCTGCCCTCATGGACGTCCGTTGTATCCGCAGTGTTCGCGTTGCTGCTTGCCCGAGATGATGGATTACCGAGTAATGCCACATGACAAATGGGTTATGCGAATCGAAGCCAGCGCATACGCTTCCGACACTCCGCTGTCGTGCTTCGAGGTATTCGCACCGTTGGAAACGTGTCAGCAGTTATTTTGTTACGATAACTTGCACGCTGTGCCCAGTAAGGATCGTTCAGAACGTCCCGGTGTGATTTGTCGTTTGACCAGCGGTGACTTGCTAGTTAGGCCGTCTCGTGCAGACTCTACTGGCCAACAATATGCCCGGATCCGCGTTAACGGAGATGAGATTTCACGGATTAGAATCGCATGACCGAACTCACAGTTGAATACGACACCGCCCCCGACGTCGTCCCCCATCCCGCCTACGAACAGGGCGTAATCGCCGGCCGTAACCACGCTGGTAACGATGCAATCATGTTGGGCGTCATCGATGGAACGTTGGGTTGCGCGCTGGACGAATCGCAACCCGATGACATGCGGGAGAAATCGGCCTGGTACGGACTCGGTTTTGCCCGCGGTTGGTCCGAGATCATGATGGTCCAGCCGCTGTTTCTCCTAACGCGGCAACAGACGGCGCGGGTTCAGTCGCTGCCTCGCAGGATTCGCAAGGCATGGGAATCGGAGTACCGACGTGGCGTGCGACAGTGGCAGCGAGCTGGCGGCAACCTGAGCGGCAAGAGACCGATCCTCCCGGAGATCCCATGAAGGCCCGCAAGGTCAGTCTCGCGATCTCGGCGATGACCAAGAACAAAGACGGTTCTCTCAAGATGCACTTCTTTCGGAAACGTCTAAAACTCGCTGGCATCCGAGAGAAGGATGCCGTAGTCCATTACGAAGTCGTGATAGTGCGCGGCTAACGTTAGTCCTGCGGTGAGCCAATGCATTGCCCAACGAAAATGAACTCCTCAAGTACGTCCACATTGAACGCGCGATCAACCGCGTGAAGGAACTACTGCCCGAGTTATTTGGGAAGGCGGCGTAGGATGAACAGCATCGCACACATAGATCAGGTTGTTGAAGCGTTCAAGGCTGGTCTCATTTCGCAGGGAGACGCGGAGTCAATTCTTCGTGAGTCGGCGGCTAAGCAGTTGATCAACAGCCCATTCAGCGCGGTAAAAGACAACCCGTATGCACAGGCTATCGCCGACAAAGAGGCGGCCAAATGGCAGAAGAAAGACCGTGCTGCCTTCGGGGTTACTGAGGACGCTTTCAAGGCAGTTTACAAGAAGAAGAACGACCGAACTCCCCTCCGTGCCGCCTGCGGTACGCTCATGGAAGCCGATCGACTTGATGCGCACTTCCCGGGATGCCGTGCTTGCTCAAGCAAGTTAGCAGCCGACGAGAGACTAATCGTCTTCTCTGACGGTCGGGCTATGATCCTGAAAGACGGCCGGGAGACGTCAACTCGCGAGTGGTGCGCCATGATGGAGAAGACGGGGCCGAAGGAAACGGAACGCAACTCACGGACGCAGCCGGTTGACTGCCAGTATCGCAAGATGTGGTCCGTTGATGGTGCAAACTGGCTGCGCGGACAAAGTCCATCGGCTCAATATGTGCGCGAGTTTGAATACCGCGATGGTGCCGCCTGGAAGGCAGAAGAGAGAAAGTTGAGTATCTTCGGAGACAAGGTTTACGCTTTGGCTATACGGCAGGTTCCCCAAACCCTTGCCGAGTTCGACGCGCCAATGGCACAAGTGCCAGTGATCAAGCGGATCAACGCAGGCAAATTTACGATTGAATTCGACAAGCCGCTATCTACCGCGCCGACGATTAACGGGCTTGACTACTGGCTATCGAAGCCACAGCAGTTGCTTACGAAGCGACCTGGTTACCAAGGCATTGCCAACCTAGGGCCAGCGCAACCTCGCTGCTCTCTCGGCCCCGCCTGCAAGGAACACAATCCGGCGGCGACCGTTGCGTGGGTGCCTAGCGTCGACGACTATGATCTGTTTGGGCGCCCGGTATGATCCTGCCCGGCTTCGGTGAATCGCTAGCGATCGCTGGAACCGCCATCGCGCTTACGTATCTGATCTATTGGCTGGCCACCACATCGCGGGAACGGTAGCGCCAAGATATGCCACTCATCCCCGGGAAATCGAAGGCTGCTTTTTCGCAGAACGTCGCGACTGAAATGAAGGCTGGACGACCGCAACCCCAAGCGCTCGCAATTGCCTTCAGTGAGAAACGACGCGGAAAGAAACGGCGTACGAGACTGGCCGAGGACATACGGGATCGGAAATGAGTTTCGACCACTACTGCGCACGACTGAAGAAAGCCGCCTGGAGTTGGCTAGAGCCCAAGTTCTGCCGTTTCCTGTGTCCACTGCGTAACAAAAACCGTAGATGCGGGCGAGCTGAAAAGCGTGCCGCCCGCCAGGCCGAACGTCGTGAACGGGAAGCCGATTGAGTCGTCTGGTTCGTGATGCCCTAATCGACACCGCATCCGCTCTCATTGCCGGAGGCGCCAAGGTTACGGGGCAACTGCAGATCAACGAATGGACCGGTACGGTTTATGATGACGCCGGGGCGTTTTTGGTGTATATTTACCCGCTCACGGACCACGAAACGTTGAGGATGATCTACCGGCTTGAGTTCAGCGAAGCCGTGGCCTGTACCTGAGCACGTTCGCGCCCCTATGTGGCGCTAGTTCCTCCCCGTCGAGCCGCTCAAGAACTGATCCGCCGGTCGCGCGTAGCAGCATTTGACCCGCGGGCGCTTTGCCATGCCGGCCAACTACCGTACACCGTCAGTCGCGCCAAGCGCAAGGTCGTACGTACGCCGAGGCGTGTCGGTAAGACGTACGCTGAGGCCATGGTGCTATTGCGGGGCGCCATGGAGCCCCCATGGGGCAATCAGTTGTATATCACGCTGAGCCTCAAGAATGCGAAGCGGATGGCATGGCCGACCATCAAGAAACTTAACAAGGAGTTCGACCTCGGCGGCCAGGTCAACGATGCCGAGGGAATGATTCGGTTTCCGAACCTTCCCAATGAACCCATTATCTACCTCGGCGGGTGCAAAGACTCCGCAGAGATTGAGAAAATTCGTGGTTACGAGGGTGGCTTAAAGCGAGTCATCATCGACGAGGCACAGGCGATTCGCAAATCCCTGTTCGGCCCGCTGATCGAAGAGATCGTCGAGCCGGCCCTACTGGACTACAACGGTGAGTTGGACGTGGTCGGGACTCCCGGCGCCGTCAAGGCCGGTTACTTCCATGACATCGACGTTGGCGACAAGTCCGCAAGTTGGGAGCACTTCTTTTGGGACGCCTATGCCAATACCTTCCTTGCGGAAAAGCGAGGCCAGGCGACCGACGAGATGCTCGAGCAAGTCCGGCGAGAACACAACTGGCAAGAGGACTCGCCGCGGTATGTCCGTGAGTACCTTGGGCAGTGGGTTACCGACACCGACTCGCTTGCGCTGCATTACGATGCGGAGCGCAATAGGTGTGATTGGCAAAACGAACCTGTCCCTGGTTGGACCTACCTCCTGACCTTCGACATCGGATTTGAGGATGCCGACGCAATAGCCGTTCTGGGCTATCCTCCTAACGCCAGGAAGCTTCATCTCGTTCGCGAACTGATTACCCGCAAGCAGGGGATAACTGAGCTTGGAACGCAGCTCAAGACGTTATATGAGACCTATCACCCGTTGCAGGTTATCGGCGACTTGGGCGCACTGGGCAAGAAGATCGGCCACGAGCTAGAAGCGCGGTGGCACCTGCCCGTCGAGGCAGCAGAAAAGAGCCGCAAGGCGGAACACATCGAACTCCTGGACGACGGCTTGCGTACTGGCGCGATGCTGGCGCCACCTGACTCGGTGTTCGCGCAAGACTGCGCAATCGTGCAATGGGATGCTGACCAAAAAGCGAAGGGTAACCTCGTGTTCGACGCATCGTTCCATAGTGACGTTGTAGATGCCTGCCTCTATGGCTACCGCGCTGCCTTCCACTGGACCGTTGACGACTCGGCGCAACCTGACGTCCCGATCGAAGTAGCGCAGCACCGTGAAGCCGTGCGGGCAGAGTTGCGCGAAGTAAGGCAGCAGGAAGACGACGCGTATGAACGGAACATGGGATGGGGATAAAGGATAGGAACCAAAAAAGCTGTACGTTCAAAGTCGCGTTGTCGTGCAATCGTTTCTCATCGGGATGGGTGTGTTACTTGGACAAACACGGGCACTGATCAGCCTGCGGGAGAAAGTGAGACTACCCCGCTTGCAGGTTCGAATCCTGCCGTCCCGACCTAACGTCCGTCATACCCCGATTGCCCGTTAGTTGCGATCGGGTGCGCGCAAGCCAAGGCGAGCCATGCCTTTGGCACTTGCGAGTTATGGACCGTGGGGTGTCGTTCGTTTGAACGACGATGGCCGTCGTGAAGTTGTAAACCGGGGAATGTGTTGGCTCGCGGCTGAAAAGCTCGCTGGAGCCATGCGCGACCAGTCGACGGAGCGAGAAATCGCCGAAGGCTGGAACTATCTCCCCGCAAAAGTTGGCGTCGTCCAGGACGCTCGGGGCCTTACATCCGCTAAGGGTGGTAGGCGTCAAACCCAAATGGCTGGACTAGACACGGGGCTACTACCTCGTGGTTTTGGGATATCTATCCCACGGGAAGGATTGGCTCAGGGTCGCACGCCGCCGGGGACTACCGATAAGCCCCGGTACCAGTCTGATGGTCGCAGTCAGGGACCAGGCCCGATCAGTCGGAACACCGTAAGCGGTCAGAAGTCCCGCGATGTGCTGGGCTCACGAACTCGGTTCGTTGGTCGAGCACACCCCCGGGACCAGCAGCCGCCAGGCCGACGCACTACGTTACGGTTCGACTAGGTACGTCACGAGAGTGGGTATCTAGTACCATCTGCCACCCAAAGAATCCGGACAGAGAGCCGGAGACAGAGGGGAGCACGGGGGTGTTAGCGGTCCGCCCAAATGCCAACATCGTAGTAAGGATTACAAATGTTCTGGCACAAGAGAAAGCCTAAACCGCTAGCAAACGAAGTGGACATGGTTGCTAAGTTTGGCGCACCAGAGGGTTGTCAACTGGCACCGATACATTGCGTCCAACTGTTTCAGTCGATCCGCGAGGCTAGCAACGAACCGCCGTTGTGGATCTGGAAGGCGACGATGTGGTGGTTGGATAAACACGGACTGTCCATCGACGCGACGATCAGGAAGGTAACTCACGAGAGCGTTTGACCGTACCCGGGTGCGCCCGCGCCCGGTCAATGGCATTCCCTAGCGCCGAAGAACTACGCGCCCTTCTCTCTGCTGCCCGCGACGCCGGGTGTACTCACCTCAAGATTTCGCCAACCGGCATCGAGGCGGAGTTTGCGCCCAAGTCGGTCCTCCAGGAGATCAACGAAACCGTCCCGCTGGCTTTCGATCCGCTGGATATCGTTCGTCGAGAGGTTGCCGCTCAGACGAAGACGTCGGCCGTTGACCTTTTCGACGTGGTCGCCTCCGGTGGTCGTATCGTCGATGCTGGCAACCCTGACCCGACGGCAGCCCAGTAATGGGAGCCACGGGCGGCAACGCATTCCTGAGCCAGAACGGCCGCTGGTGGAATTCCGATGAGGCGTCGCTTCCGACCACGCTTGCCGCAGTGGCGGCTAATCTAGAATCCTACGACTTCGAGCGGCGTGCTCGTAACCTGGTCTTCGCGCGTCTAGCGACGAACCGAGATCTCCCGAACATCTACGGCCTGAGCATCACGCGGTCGAACGTCCGCGCGCTGGACTTCAGCGACTGGCGAGCGCCGGTCTTCAATGTCGTTGGCTCGAGTGTCGAAACGCTGGTCAACAAAGTCGGGCGTAACAAGCCATGGATCCTGTTCTTGACCGACGGTGGCGACTTCAGCGCCCGCATGGCCGGCAAGAAAAAGTCCCGCTTCGTCGACGGCATCTTCCACGAAACCAACACGTATCGCCTGACTCGCCAGGCTTGCCAGGACGCGCTGACCTACGGCGACGGGCTCATCAAGGTTTCGGCATCGCTCGACGGCAAGTCGATCGTCCATGACGTCGTCCTGCCTGACGAGATTCTGATCGACCCGTGGGACGCGCTGTATTTCGGCAAGTGGCCCCGATCTCTCATCCATCGCACGTTCGTTTCGCGCACAGAGCTCCTGAGCATCTTCGGCGACGACGAAGCGATCCGCTTCGCGATCGAAACCGCGCCCGGTTCGTACCAAGGCCCGATGTGGGCAGGCGGCGCAACCGGCAACCAGCACAACGCAATGGTTGCCGTACTCGAAGGATGGAAGCTTCCCGACGCTGACGGTACACCAGGGCGTCACGTGCTTTGTATATCGGATCGAGTTGCCCTGATCGACGAAAAGTACAAACGTAAGCGATTCCCGTTCGCCAAGATGGCGTGCGTTAGCGCGGGGCGTGGGTTCTGGAACATCGGCATCCCTGAGATTCTCGGGCCGTTCCAATCGAACATCAATCGCACTCAGATGGTGATCGACGAATGCCAACGACGCCTTGCGTCAGGGCGCTGGCTTGTCCCGACCACATCTGGTGTCACCGACGACGCCCTTGGCTCGCGGGCCGCGGGAATCATTCGCCACAACCCGAATCAGCCTCCCGTGTTCATTACGCCAGCTGCAGTACCCCCTGAGCTCTATCGGCACCTTGAAGACACGATCCAGCGAGCCTACAAGCGAGTCGGTATCTCCGAACTCGCCGCTCAGGCGCAGAAGCCCGCTGGCCTGAACTCGGGCGAAGCACTGCGCACGTTCGAGAACAGCGAGTCCGAGCGTTACGTAACCCTCGGCATGGCACTTGAGGATTTCGTCCAGGATATCGCGACGCTCGATCTTGAATTGGCCGCTGAGATTGAGCCCAAGGTTCGGGCGCCGCGCGGTGGCGGCATCGACGTCATTGATTGGTCCGAGATCAAGGGACTCCGCGACTCCGACGCCATCATGAAGGCCTTCCCGGTCTCATCGCTTCCGACAACGCCCGCAGGTCGTTTGCAACGTGCGGCTGAGATGTTCCAGACCGGCCAAATCAGCAAAGACGACTACCTGCGAATCATCGATTATCCCGATACCCAATCGATCATCGATTTGCAGACCGCAAGCCGCGATGCTATCGATTTCATGCTGGACAAAATCGTCGAGGAAGGCATGTTTGAGTCGCCCGAGCCCTACATGGACTTGACGCTTGCGATCACCGTGGCGCAAAACCGGTACCTGCGCGAACGGACCCAAGGATGTCCGGAAGATCGTCTTGAGTTGCTTCGTCGCTTCATGGACTCCGCCAAGGATCTTCAGGACAAGATCAACGGAACTGGCCAGAATGCTGCCCCGGGCCAGCCGAACGTGAACCAGGCTCAAGCAACGGCCGCTGGTCTTCCTCCGCCTGTCCCGCCCGTGATTGGTGCGCCGAAGGCGGCTTAAGTGTCTGACGCATCGAGTAGCATTGGTCATAAAACTGATGATTCGTTCTGGCCGTCCAAGCCAGATCCGAAGGCGGTTTTTGCCGAGACATTCCCATCCCCTGTTTCGCGAATCGACTGGACGCTTTTTTGCGACGTCGAAGATCTCGTCAAGCGCAACATTCTGCGACGGGTAACGACTAAACCGTAATACCGGGTACGGCTACGCCAGGGCAATGGATCCCGTCACGGCCGTTATCACGGACGCAGGTAGCGCGGCAACTGGAACCGCGGACGCCGTCGCTGGCAATCCGAATCCGTCTCTCAGTGCCGATATGGCAACTGGAACGGACACCGCTTCGACTCAGGGAGAATCGGATTCAAGCGGGGCTCATACCCCCGCCTCAGCGGGTTCGACTCCCGCCCCTGGCACCACTCCGGGCGAAACTCCGCCCGAGCCGCGCGCCAATGTGACGGCAAGGCTGGCCGCCCTGTCCCGGGAGAACCGGGAGGCAAAGCGCATCGCGCGCGAAGCCGGGAACGCCCGGAAAGCTGCTGAAGCCAGGGCGGCCGAAGCTGCTGCGAAGATATCGGACTTCGACGCCTTGATCGCCAAGGCAAAAGCCGACCCGTCAACTATCCCCGCTCTGGTCGATAAACTCGGTATCACGTTCGAGCGCATCGTTGAGTCTTATGCCGCGTCGGGAGAGGAAGCAACGGCCGAGGCAAAGACCGCGAAGGAATTGGCTGACATTCGCGCCGAACTGGCGGAGACGAAGAAGCTTCGTGAAACTGAACTGGCCGAGAAAACGCGGCGTGCTGAAGAGTCGCAGCGAACAGAAGTCATCTCGACTATCTCGCAGCGAATCGAAAAAGCAAAAGACAAGTTCGAAATCTGTGCGCGGCTCGGAGACGAAGCGGCAAACGATGTTTTTAAGCTCGTGGTCGCGACCTGGGAGAAAGCCGGGCGCCCTGAGTTGATGCCGGGTGAGTTCGAAGAGGCTGTTGACGCGGCCATGGAAGTCACCGAGGCAGGGTACGAAGATCGCGGTAAGAAGCTCGCGAAGGCAGCGCGCGCAGCGGCTACGCCCGGGGCTACCGCAACCAACGATTCCAACAAAGGCGGTCTGGTCAAACAGGGCGTTGCTCTGCCTGACTCGCTGACTGCTAAACCACTGAGCGACAAAGATCAGGACATTCTAAGAGGGCTCACCGACAAGACGGCCCCGGCGTACGACTCCCAACGAGCGAAGCCGAGAACAATCAACTCATCTCTGGGTGGTTCCGCCCCTCCGCGCCAATCGACGCCGGGAGCGATGGACCCGCGCGACGCACTTAGGGAAGTGCTGCGCCCGTACGTCCGGTAACCGCCTCCAATTCGTCTTGTCTCCCTGTAAGGAGCGATCTCCATGATCGCTGATATCGTCGCAAACGTAGAGCCTATCTACAAGCAGTGGTACGCGTCCAGCTACGAGAACATGTTTTATCGCGATCGGCCCGCCATGGGCATGATCGCCAAAGAGCGAGCCGGCGGTGAGCAGGTTAAGCAGCCCATCAAGGTGAGCCAGGGTCCCGGTCAGTCGGCGACCTTTACCAACGCTCAGGGCAATGTCGGTCTTGCGGTTCGTCGCCCGTTCCTCGGTGATTGGGGCTTGGACTATTCGATCGCTCGTGTCTCCAACACGCTGATTGAGCTTTCGCAGGACAACAAGGGCGCAATCGTCAAGGCGCTCGCGGATGAGACCGAAACTGCGGTCGATGCTCTGGCGCAGCGCTTTGAGCACGACATGTTCCGTTCGGGCTACGGCGACTGCGGCGTGATCGCTTCGATCTCGACCACCGTTGTCACTCTGACCCTTCGCGCCGACGCTCAGAACTTCTTCCCCGGGCAGGTTCTTGTTGCTGCACCCGCGGTCAACACCGGCGTGCTCATCAGCGGTGGCGCGACCGCACTGGTGTCGGCCGTCGATCGCGACGCTGGCACCGTGTCGAGCGCAACCAACTGGACCACGCAGATCGCTGCGCTTGTCGCTACCAACGTCCTGTTCCAGCAGGGCGACCGTACCTCGGCTGCGACCCCGTCGCCGCTTAAGGTTGTGGGCTTCGCTGGCTGGCTGCCCCTGACGGCTCCGACCGGCGGTGACAACTTCTTCGGCGTCGATCGTTCGCTCGATCCGGTCTCTCTGGCTGGCGTGCGCGTCGATGGTCGTAGCAAGCCTATTTCGCAGGCGGTCTATGACCTCGCGGTGCGCATCGGTGAAAACGGTGGCGCTCCTGACACCTGCTTCATCTCGTTCGACTCGTTTGGAAAGCTCGCCGTCGAGCTCGACAACCGGGCCGTCTACGACAACATCCAGGGCGCGGGCATCACGATCTCGTACGAGGCGATTACTGTCGCCGGTCCGAAGGGTCGTATCCGCGTGTTCCCGTCGACGTTCTGCCCGATGGATCGCTTGTTTGTCATCACCAAGCGTGATTGGACGATCTACTGCGGCGGTGGCGCGAACCCGATGTATCCCGCGCTCAAGGGCGTCAGCTTGCTCGACGTCTCGAATGCGGACAGCACCGAGGTGCGCCACAAGACGCTGGCCCAACTGATGTGTGCGGCTCCGGGTCACTCCGGGGTGTCGCAGCTCGCCTAATCGGCCCTGCTGGCGCACCTGGGATTTCTGACGGGGTCCTGGGTGCGCTGGCGCCTTATTTGAAAGGTTCCAATGGCGAATCAAAAGCTTTTTTACGAAGAGGGCATCAGTTATACGAAGGGCGCAACCCTCGCGCTGGTGATCCCGATTGGCGCAACCGGGGCGCCCGGCACGCCCGTTCTTTCGAACGGCTTTGCCGCCACTCCGTTGACCCGCACTGGCGCTGGGCTCTATACCCTGACGCTGAAAGAGCCTTGGGCTAACCTGCTCTGGTATTCGATCCTGACTGTTCAGGCCACCGTGGCGGCGGGTGACGGGCTTAACGGCATTATCACCTCGACGGCGTCGTTGGCAACTGCGGGAACGCTCACGTTCACCATGCTGAACAACTCCAGCGCAGCGGCGGATCCTCGCAACCCATCGACCTTGCAGATTCTGCTTGGCCTCAAGAACAACAGCAACTTTCCGTAAGAGGTGAGCCGCAATGGCAATGGACAAGCGACAGCCTCTCTCGGTAATGATTGCGCTTCAGAAGAAGCCGGGAAGCGACAAGGATCGAGGGAGCGATACGTCTAGCGATGACGCGCCCGATGATTCGGACGACTCGCGTTACGCCGCCCCGGCGCTAATCAGCGCCGCCGAAGACGCAATCGACGCGTTTAAGAACCGTGACGCCAAGGCGCTTGTTACTGCGCTCTGTCACTTCCTGGACGCCCACGGTCCGGTCGATCACTCCGAACCTGACGAAGACGACAAGTAATACGGGCACCCGCTGGTAACTCGGCGGGTGTTTCTTAATTGGCACAAACCCTCGCCAACCTTAGGCTCGAGTCGCAACAGCGAGCCAATCAGGAAAACAAAACGCTCGTCGCGACGAGCGAATGGAATCGCTATATCAACCTTGCGATGTCCGAACTCTACGACCTGGTCATCTCGGTCAATCCGCACTACTACGTCTCGTCATCGCCGTTCACGCTGACGAGTACGAACTCTCTGGACCTAACCTCGCTTAGTCCGCTTTTCTATAAGCTCCGCGGTCTCGATTACCTGCCGTCGACAACGGGACGCGCGATCACGCTGCACCCGTTCAACTTCGCCGAACGTAACAAGCAGGGATACCGCGCCTATGCAATCGAAGGTACGAAGCTAACGATCCTGCCCAACACCAACTTCGCAGGGCCGTACACCGTCTGGTATACGCCGGTTCCGCCGAGCTTGGTGATCGATGGCGACACACTTGATTCGATTCTTGACGTGTGGGCTGAATACATCACGGTCACTGTCGCAATTGTTGCCGGCATCAAGGAGGAGTCGCAGAACCTGCAAGAGTTGATGGCTCTCAAACAAGGGCTGATCGAACGTATGGCCAAGGCGGCTTCGAATCGAGACGGCGAGCCGGCACAGGCCGCAGATCTCATGTCGCCGTCCACCGCGGTTGACATGGACCTGTGGTACTGATGGCGGTCAAGTTCGACAAACTCACCAAGCAGGCAGCCGACACCGTCACAGGCTCGGACCTAAATCGCGTTCAGGCGAACGTTGACGCAACGGTCAAGCAGCTTGGACAGGGCGACAAGCTGGTAACCGTCTCGTTCGCGTCGGCGAGCACTGACACCCCGCTCTACCATCACCTCGGACGGCCGATGGTTGGCTACCGCGTGGTCAGATCGGCCGACTACGTGAACATTCGTGACGGATCTCCCAGTCCGCTGCCCAACGATTTCGCCAACGTCCAGTGCTTGAATATCACGACCGTGACCTTCGAAGTCTTCTGAACGCCTGTTCAGGCTTGACTAAGCTCATCCAATACGTGATGCTTGAGTCAAGAAAAAACGCCGCCTCGGTCTGATCACCGAGACGGCGCCACCCCAAAGCCGCTCAAGACGGCAGAGAGGCTACTTCGATGGATACCATGAGGGCGTTTCGGTTTCTAGTTCTGTGGGTCGGGTTCATCCGCGCCGTGCTGATGGCACTCGCGCGCCAAGTTGTACCCGTTCGCCTCCAAGGACTCGATCAGCTTTCGCCCAAGCAGATCGGGATCACTGGCAAGCTCGATTCGCTGGTCAACATGTACGCTCAGCAGGGCGATCAGGGAGGCTATGAGTTCGTCCCACGTCCCGGCGTTACGGCGCTCTCGCGAACTGCCGATGTCGGAAGCATCACGACGGGAATGCGGCTGGCGACGCTTGGGACGTCGTTGCTGCTTCTTACGGGTGGCGCTTGCTACCGACGGGCCACTGACGAATGGCACTCGGTCAGCCAGACGTATCCTATTGTCGGCGTGGACAGTAAGTCGATCAGCACCGGTCAGGTACAGACCTATTCGTGCGACCCCGTCTACGTAAATGGCTTCACGATTCATGTGTGGACCGAGTTTTCTTTTACGGTTACCGGGAAAGCATATTATTCGGTCTACGACGCTAACGGCAATGCGGCTATCACCCGCGGTCTGCTTGAAGCGCCCGGAGGCAGCGGAACCTTCGGGATTCGCGTCGTAACGTCTGGCACTACCGCGATTGTTGTTTGGAATTCGCAACTCGGCAGCATCAAGGCCGCCAAGATTGATACGACAAACCTCAACACTGCGCCGACTCCGGTCGTTGTAACTGCTGGTAGTAACCAGCTGACCTTCGACGCACAAACTGTTGACTCTAGCGGTACCGTCGCCGTCCTGTATCAGGGCCTAACCGGTCGTATTACTCAGAACTTGATCACGGTGTCATCAATGGCGGTTGGTGCTCCGGTGGACTACGCATCGCTGACGTTCGTTGGGACGCTGGCATATCTGACGAATGATTTTTCGACCAACGTTCTTTACGTCGCGCTCAGCGACACGACCGCGGGACTGCGAGTTAGTAACTTCAACGGCACGACCCTCGCGCTGAACAGTACGTCTACCTTTGATGCCGCCGCAACCGGCAATATGATCAACATTGCCGGCAACCGTACCGGCGGAACGATAACCGTATATTATACGGCCGACTCCACAGTCCCTACGCCAAGCCAGCCGATCAATTATAAAATAATGACGTCGACAGGGAGCGGATCGTCGGTCGTTGTCCGCGGTATCCAACTGGCGTCACGCGTGATTCCGAGTGGCTCGACGCTGTATGCGATGGCTCGTTATCTTCCGGATTCGACGGCTACAACCGGAGATATGAACTATTTCTTGCTTGATCTTACCCATGCGCTGGCCATCGGAGAGGCCGCGCATGACGTTGCCGGTTTCTCCGGAAGCGCGGTTCTGCCGAATCTTGCCGCGTCTAGCACATCGAACAAATGGCTAACCGCTGGCCAGGTCGTGGTTGGAGAGGGTAGCTCGGGCGGATCTCTTTTTGCCTACACCGGCGCAAATGCGATCACGTTTACCATTGCTGATACGTCGGTTGGGCGAGGGGTTGAACTCAATGGCGGACTTATATTGCCCGGGTCGCTGCCGATGTATTACGACGGCTCGACGCTGGTCGAGGCTGGTTTTCCCATCCCTCCTGCTCAAGCCTTCGCGCCAACCCTGGCAGGCGGCGGGGGGCTAACCGCGAGTTCAACCTATACGTGCCGTTTTATTTACGAGTGGTTCGACGGCGCGGGTAATCGTCACCAGAGTTCTCCGTCCGCCCCGCAACAGTTCACGTTGGCGGCTGGTCAAACCCAAGCGACGTTCGCGCTTCCAACACTACGGCTAACTCGCAAGACCAACGTCAATATCGTGTTTGAGCGAACGGTTTCGAATGGCGATGGGTCTGCATTCTTTCAAGAAGGTATCGTTGGCAACGATCCAACGGTGGATACCGTTTCGTTTGTTTCCACGATCGGGGACACCGCACTGAAGGGAGGTGAACCTCTCTACACGAACGGCTACATCCTCGAGAACATCGCTCCCCCGCCCTGCCGGGCCATGGCGATTCATCGCGGTCGTATCCTCGTGGGCGGCATCGACGGGGATCCTACTGCCGTCTGGTTCAGCAAGGATGTTGAGCCAGGGTTCGGCATCGCGTTCAACGACGGGCTTGTCTCGCGTCTGAACTCTGCCAACGAAACCGTTACCGCCGTTGGCTCGATGGACAACTACGCCGTCGCTTGCACCAACACAACGACGTGGGCGAGTTCGGACGATTATCCCGACGACACTGGAAATCCAGGCGTTCTCCGCTTCTCTCAATCCTCGTCTGTCAACGGCTGCGCTTCCGCGACCACGCTCGCCCGGGACGATGAAGGTATCATGATTTGGAACGCAAAAAAGGCGCCTGGACCATGGCGCCTCGATCGCAGCCTAAACTGGAGTTGGGTCGGTTCCAAAGATCAGCTCGACGCGGCGAGCCTCGCTCCGGTGGCGATGCTTTCGGTGCCCGGACTGAACCAGGTCCGTGTCGTCGGCCAGTACGCAACCAACACGGCCGCCGCATTGACGCGAGAGAATGTTTTCGGCACTTGGGCCTTTTGGCAATACCTCAAGTACCCCGTCGGCGGACTTCCGACGTTTGTCGATGCGATCGTATGGAACGGCAACGTTGCCTACCTAACCACCGACGGTTACGTTACGGTCGAAGACACGACGACGTACGGGGACGAGGGAACGACGATTATCCACTCAATCGCGTTGTCTAACTTCAATTTTGCCGGCGTGGCAGGGTATCAGCGGATCTACGTGAGTCAGTTCACGGGTCGCGTTATCGGTAGCGGAACCGGCGTAACGTTGATCGCGTCGCAAACTCCGGACAATATCCTGCTTGTGCCGGACAAGTCCAAGCTAGTTACGGCCTCCGCTAACGGTAAATTTGGCCTCGAGGTTGACCCGGACGCTTACGGCAAGTGTTCGTCATACACGATCGGGCTTCGCAATGCCGCCGGGAGCGGTAACGATCCCCTGACTGCCTGGACGCTCTCCGCCGTGACCGCAGTTGTGGGCGTCAAGCCTAACGCCAGCCGTCTGCCGCCTTCGTTCCGTATGACCTAATTCAACTGACTGTTCAGTCAGTTGCGGTCTGACCGTACCTAGGTACGTGGGCGCCATGGCGACATGGGCCTCAATCCTACTGGCGGAGTCGCCCCCGCGCCCGCCTCCGTCCCTGGCGGATATCAAACCGGTCAGCATTATGACGCCGCCGGCAACTTAGTTGATATCAACGGAAACATAATCAAGCCGGCCGATCAGGTCGCGCGCGACCAGGCCGCCGGGCAGACATACGTAAATCAGGAAAACGCCGCAGGCGCACCTGGAGTCTTCGGTAATCAGACCGCACAGACCATCCTGACCAAGGACAACCCGGTAGCCGGATCGCTTAATGCCATTTCCGATCTAGCGAACGGCAATCCGGGTCAGGCCGCTAGCGATTTCGGCGCTGGGACTTCGGGCGGAACGCTGCCTCAGCTTGATGGCAACGGCAATATTATCCCCGGCGACACGATCAGTGCTGCCGCAGGCGCTGCTGGCCTTCCTTCCGGGATACCTGGAATCACGTCTCCCGTTACCGGACCCGGCGGCGCCGATATTAGCGGACTGCTAAACGGCCTTGGTGGACTGGTTAGCCCGTCCACGGGCGGCATTGATCAAGCATCCGCCGACGCGCAGGCGCTTGAAAAACAGTTCATGGCTCGGCTCAATGGGCTGCAGCCTGGCCAGGTTCCCCAACTCGACCCGACGCAACAGGCGCAGTTTCGCGATGCCCAAATGGGTCTTGTCGGCAACCTGCAAGGCGTTCTCAACGGATCGCAACCGAGCGTCGCGCAAATTCAGCAGAACCAAGCATTCGATCAGCTTAGGGCGCAGCAGCAAGGGCAAGCTGCGGCAGCTGCGCGGGGCGGCAATCAGGCGCTCGCCATGCGAACGGCTGCGAACAATCTCGGCACACTCGGGGCTCAGCAAGCATCGGCTTCCGCCCTTTTGCGCGCACAGGAGCAAACGACCGCCCGGGGCCAACTTGGCGACGTAACCAACTCCGGTCGCACCAGCGACATTGGACTTGCTGGTGCAAACCAGAACAGCGCAATTAACACGCGCGCGCAGGACATTACGCAGCAGAGCAATCTGGGTAACCAGGCGTTGCAGGCCAACTCGAACGATGTGAACGCGCAGACGGCGAAATTCAATCAGGGTCAGCAGAAGCTTCAGACCATGGGCAACCTGGTTTCTACCGGTGCAGGCGTGTTGAGCATGCTTAGCGACCGACGCCTAAAGGAAGACATCGAACCGGAATCTACCGTCGACATTCGAGACTTCCTGAACGCGATCAAACCGTCGGCATATCGCTACAAGGGCGCTGCTGAGCCGAAGGTTGGTGTAATGGCCCAAGACGTTGAGCGGTCCGGCATGGGTCGCACGATCGTAAAGAACACGCCCATCGGGAAGGCGATCGATATCCCCAGTGCCACAGGAGCGATGCTCGCGTCGCTTGCCGATCTGAACCGCCGTCTTGCGAAGGTCGAGTCAGGCAAGTGAGTGCGGGCTACGCGCCGCAGACCGACGAAGAGAAACTGTTCCTTCAGCAACAGCAACAGGATCAGACGCACGGTCCAACCGATGCGTCAGTTCCACCGCCGCCCCAGACCCTGCTTGCCTCTGCGGACAACTTCACGAATCTGAACGCGCCACCGCAGAGCCAGGTCTCAGGCGGTCTTCCCGCTGGTCAAACATTCGGTCAGGCGATCGGGATGCCCGCCGCTGCGCCCCCTCCGCAGGTTCCGCCAGTCTCGCCCGTTCCCGTCCCGGCGACCCCGCTTCCTCTTGCGCCCAAACCACACGCGGGACCAAGGCCACAAACCCCTGGCGGAGGCTTCAACACGACCGGCGAAGAGCAGCAGATTTACCAGAATCAAAAGACGCTTGACCAGCAGGCGGTAAAAGCCGAGCAAGACGCTGGAGCAGCCCGCAAGGAACTCGCCCAAACTGAGGCAACCGGCGCGCAGGATGAAGCCACGCGTCTGGGGGATACGCAGCGCCAGCAGGCCGACGTAATCGACGCGGCCAATAAGCGGACGCAAGCGTGGGCCGATCGCGCTCAAGCCGAGTCTGACAAGTACATGAAGATGGACTATCGCGACTATTGGTCGGATAAGTCCACGGGAAACAAGGTTCTGGCCGGGATTGCCATGTTGACCGGCGCCCTTGGGCGCACGAACAATAAAGACAACCCCGGTATGAATATGATCAACGATGCGATCGAGCGCGACTTTCGCATGCAGCAAGCGCGTATCGAAAAACAGAAAACCAACGTTTCCGAGGCTCGTGCTCAGTATCAGACCGGCCTTGAGCAGAAACAACAAGATCTGGCCGACAACAAACTCAAGGAAGCGGCGGCATACAACACGGCGGCTGCGAAGCTTACCGCGCTGAAGATGAAACAAGGCATGAGCCTAGAACAGGCCAAGACCGACGGCGATGTTGTAGCGCTGAAGCAGAAGGGTCAGCAGACCGTTCTGGCTACGCTCAAGGACATTCACGGCCAGCACGTCCAGGATGAGCAACTCAAGCTCGAGCGTCAGAAGGTTGGCATTGAACAGCAGAACGCTTCCAACTCTCGCGATCGTCTCAAGATGGACAAGCAGGATCGCAAAGACGCATCCGAACAAAAGCGTCAGGACGCCTTTGACGCTCGGACCGTCCGAGACGAAAACGGTAACCCGGTTGGCATGGCCTCTAGTACTCGCACCGTTGCTCAGTACGGCAAGGATATCGCCGCATCCAAGTCGTACATGGAAAAGGTCGACGAGCTAGCGAAGCACATTGAGAAACATGGGCGCATTCTTAACCCTTACTCCGACGACGCAAAAGAGCGTCAGTCGCTAATGGCCGAGGTTCAGTCGCTCGGACGCCAGGTATCAGGTATCCAGGCTAGCGATGCCGGCCAGAAACTTGAACACGAGATGATCGGCGGCAGTGGTATCGGTCTATCAAGCACGGCTAACCCATCTGTGCTTCGTGCACTCGCAGCCCATGCCCACGAAAAGACGATGGCGCAACTCCGATCTAGCCTGACTCCTATGTCTGGTCAATCTGGTATTCCTGAAGCAGGCGGAACTCCTCCGGTGCAGCCAACGCGATCGGTAATCCCGACCGAACGATTGACCGACAAAGACCGTGCGCTGCGCATTCAAGCAAAGCAGGTGGTTGGAAATCCTAAGGCTGACCCAGCACTAAAACGAGACGCGCAAGCCTATCTTGATGCGACTGGCGGTTGATGGCTGACAATCCCTTCGCCACACGGTTGGCGCAGCTTTCCGCCGGTGCTCCGCAACCTGCAAGCAACCCGTTTGCAACGCGCTTAGCGGAACTCGATCAACCAACCACGGATGCTAATAGCCCCGGGACTGGCGAAGCATTCTTGCGTGGTGGTCTTCAGGGCGCTTCACTAGGATTTGGCGACGAAGCGTCTGCTGCGATCGACACAGGCGTTAGTAAGATCCCTGGTCTGCGCGACGTCGCACAGCTTTTGCACTCCGACAACCTCCCCGCTCTTACTAATTCCGATCTGACATATCAGCAGCGACGAGACGCTTACCGTGCGCGAAACTCCGCGGCTCAAGAAGCTCACGGCGGAGCTTATCTCGGTGGTGAAGTAGCTGGCGGACTAGCAACTGCGCCGATCCTCCCTGGCGGGGGTGCTGCTAAAACAGCAGGTCAAGCGCTTATCCAGGGCGCGAAGACTGGGGCCGCGCTTGGGGCGATCCAAGGGCTTGGTTCGAGCGCCGCCGATCTAACCAACGGCGATTTCAAGCAAGCGGCGGCCGACACAGCTAAGGGCGGTATCGCTGGCGGTCTCGTCGGCGGAGCGCTTGGCTATCTCGGTAAAAAGCTCGTCACTAAAGCGCCCGAAAAAGAAGCCAACGACATCCTGTCCGGCATCGTCCAAGGCGAAGGCGACAAAGGCGGCGCCACGAACAAGCTAAAGAAACTTGTAAACATGGACAAGGACGATATCGTATCCGTTGTCCGCGATGACAAAGAACTGCGAAACGTTATTGCAAAACCAGCGTCCAAAGCGTTGCCCGTGCTTCACGATCGGCTTGAGGCCGTTGGCTCGCAACTTGACCCGCACTATGCGACCGTCGACAAAGTTACCGGCGGGGTGTCGTTACAGAATCTTGCGAACGTTCTCGACGACGAAACGGCCCGACTCGCGAAGACCCCACTTAACGAACAGTATACGAGGGCGGTCCAGGATATCAAAAACTCCATCATGAAGGCATGGGCGCCCGAGATGGAGACCGAACTCGCCGCGCAAAAGCGTCTCGTCGACATGGGTCTTACGCCGCACAAAGAGATCCCCGACGTGTTGGTCCCGACCAAGGACTTGCGCCAGATAGTAACTCGTCTCCAGACCCGCGGCACCGAGGTGATCAACGCACTCAATCCTGGCGAGTCGTCGGTCATGAAAGCCGACATGGCGAAGATGATGAAAGGCGTTCTTGATGCGCATCTGGACATCGCGGCCGAAGAAGGCGGAGAACAGGTTGCTAAGGCGGTCAACTCCATCCGAGACCTGAATAGCAAATATTCAGCGCTCGCGACCATGACTCAAGCCGTTGAGCAGCGCGGGCAAAAAGAAGCCACTGGCGCTATGTCGATGGGCGGTCACGTCAATAAACTGATCCACCACGGCGGCATGGCTGGCGCCGGCTTGTCGTTGCTGCACGGCAACATCCCTGGCGCGGCGATGTCCTTAGCGGCTCCGTACGCGATCCCAGCGGCGCAGAAAGCAGGACGTGCGCTAACCGGCAACGTTGCTAACCTGACTCGTGTTGCTTCTGGGGTCGGAGCCGATGCCGCCCGAGCTCAAGCGATTCTTCGACTGATCCAGCAGGGCATCCCACGGGCCGCCGCCGTTCAAGCGTCGCGCGTCGCTGGTCCTGGCGGCGCCCAAGCGCCGGGTATTCCCTAAGTCGCCGAACCGTCGGCTACCTGTTGTGTCTTCGTCTGAAGATTCGAAGCCGCTTTGCTCGAAGACGTTGCAACAGACGGAGGATTCTGTTTCGGCTGATTCGCCGCAAGCTTGAAATTGCTTTGGCAGTCTGAGGCAAGTTGTTCGTTCCACGTCACGGCATTGAAGAGAATCTGTGTTTCGCGATCACGCCAGTACGACAGTCGCCATGACTTCTTGCGCGCCAAGGCGCTGGCCATCTCGTTAGCCATTGTCTCTTTCATAAGAGCATAGGTTTGCGGATAGCATGCCTCAAGGTGCTTGATCTGATCGGGCACCAAGATACCGCGTTCCATGTCTCGAAGCGCCGTCATTGGGTCTTCGGCGATGTCAAACGCACGTCGAAACCGCGCTATCTCTGAGTCACTAGGATCAAGCGTAAACGTCTTGTAGAGTGTCTCTTCGGTGTTGACCGGCATGATGCTTTGCAGGTACGGGACTACGCGCTGAACCTGCACCAGGTAATCAGCCGCGAGATCGTGATCTTCTGGCTTAAACGTGTCCGCGATAGCTTGCAGATGCTCTGGCTCCAGGGATCGCTGGACCTCGTCAAGGATGGTCTCATAATCGAAGACGTCCTGTTTACCGAGTTTACCTAGACCCTGAGTCGCATCTACGAATCTCCGGCACGATCGGCGAATCTCGCGCGGCATCATCTCGGCACGATCCTGGTCCGCCATTGTGATGCGTTTCGGTCGCGCCTGAAGCAGCCGTCGCACCCCTGTAGCCGCTAGCATCGCTTCACCGGTTAGCGGCGCGGGTACGTCTTCTTCCTGCTCTAGATCCACGTCTAGGCGTGTCCGTACCTCACGGGTACGAACGCGCCCGAGTGATGCACGTTCAGACGCGGCAAATTGTCAACAGCGGGACGTCGATGACTGCGATGGGTGCTACGGCTACCGCTGCAACCGGTGACATGTCAGGCGCGATTACGTCTGACCCCGTCGATCTCTTGCAGTGCATGACCGGTTGTATCGAAGCGATTTGGACAGCGACCAGCACGCCGGTTGGTACCTGGGTTGTAGAGGCCAGTGGCGGGAGTTTCGATCAGAATCGTCCCGGTAACATCAACTGGTACGACATTACTTCGCTCATTACCCCCGCGCTGGCAGCCGTCAACGGCGCTGGATCGTTTCTGATCAACATCGGGAACCTGGGCTTCCGTGCCATTCGCGTTCGCTACGTTCGTACATCGGGCGGTCAGGCAGGAAACCTAAACATGTGGTTCTTCGGACACTCGGCCGCGTAAGAACCTATGGCCAGTATTATCGGGCCACCGCTTGGGTTACGGGCGGGGTTGTATAACCAGATTACGTGGGGAGCGTCGGCATTAACCCCACCTGGATCGCCTCTCATTTGGTTCGACGCGCAGAACATAGACGGAACGAACAATTCGTCTCTCATTGACGGTCAGAGCATCGGGACCTGGACGAATCTCGGTAGCCTGGGCGCGACCGGTAATGCCGTTCAGGCCACGGCAGGGCTCAAGCCGATCTTCCGACTGGTCGCCGCCGCCGGCAAGATCAACAACAAAAGCGCCGTGGAATTCACTGCGGCGAACTCTTCGTGTATGGCCACAACGACATTTGCGGGACAAGGCACGACGATTTACTACGCCGCGATTGTGAAAGCCAAAACGAGTCAGGGTGCAGGCGGATGGATAGTCGATGGCTTCGCTGGTAACCGACAACAGTGGGGATTTGTCGCGCTTCAGCACCGCCTCTTTTCGGCCAGTGGAGCGCCCACAACCGGACAGACCATCGCATTGAATACCTGGCAGAGCGTTGGTGCTCAGTTCAGCGGAACATCGACGTCGTCGTTCTCGCGACAGGAGGGCGTTTCATCGGCGTTGGTTGACACCAGCCCTGGAGCCAGCCTAACTAACATCGCCCTCGGGTGTGGCGCTGGTGGCGCTGCGACGTTCGACGGGTTTATCGAAGAACTGCTGGTCTATGTTGGTACACCGTCGATTGCGCCGATTGAGGCGTATCTGACGGCCAAAGTGGGGACAACGCCGCAATGAGCTTGGCGCTTGGTCACACGCCGGCAAATCGTGGTGTCATTTCCGTTCCAGTTGGGCGCATGTTTGCGATCTCGGCACCTATTGACTGTTGGATCTCGATTAGCACAAACGCCGGTGGCGACGCGCTTCTCTCTAACTATCAGTTCGCCTGGATTCTTGCAGGCAAGGTCTACACGTTTCTTATCCCCGCGGCATCCGGTAGCGCGTTTCTCAGTGGCCTTACTACCGCCCTAAATGGCGACACTACGCCGACCCAACTCACGTTCATCGATTCGGGAGCAAGCGGGATTTAACCTATGACCTGGCGTCACGTTGCTTGCATTATTGCCGCTTGCGCCCTGCCGGTGGTTTGCGGTTTTTCGGCTCAGTGTTCGGCTACTTCGCTCAAGGAAGTAATTGGGCTGAGCAGCATTGTAGTCGCTGGAATCCTGGGAAACGCGATGCAAAGCAAGTCCGAGTCGCCCAAGTGAACAATGGATATAGGAAATGATGACCCCACTGTCGTCGAGTCTATTGCGGCCTTACGCGCTCGAGCCACGGAACGGCTCATTGCCAGCGCAGAACTTCGAGCGCAAGCAAGTAGACAGCTTCTCAGCGGCATCACGTGCATTGCTAGGGCTATCCCGTTGCTCGATCTCCTTGACGGAACTGAGCACGAACATTTTGCAAGCCGCCTCGCGGAAGACATGGCGGACGTCCGACGGTTCATGGAAGACCTCGAATTGTCAGTTCGTTTCTCCGGTCCCAAATGAAAGGAACAGTATGTCAAAGGTTCTGAAGGTTCTCATGATCGCAGGCGCCGTCCTCGCGGCGATCATCATGTTTCTCATGACGCACGGGTGCGCGACCACGGCGAAGGTCGTCCCTATCGTCAAGGCATGCGAGCCGACGACGTCGCAGGAATCGGCCATTCTCGGTGCGCTCTCAAATCCCGCTCAAGCAGCCGCCATGGTCGAAATGGACGCCCTAGACTTCGGTCTGTGCGTGCTTCAAAAGGGCGTTGATGAAATCATTGAGGCAGTGACGCCGAAATCTGGGACCACGGCGCAGGCGCTAACGGCGGCCGCTTACAGCCCTGTCCTGGACAATGCGCGCGCGTGGCGAGCGGCTCACCCATGAAGTGTCTGGCGGCTCTGACGGGCCTTGTGCTCTGGCTCGGATGCGGGGCGGCTCCGGTTGGTGTCTCGGAACAGGCTGACCAACGGCCACCCGGCGTGATTTGCGGACCGTCGACATGGCAACCCAGCGCTGAACCTCCAATGACGGGCGGATGCTTATGGGTCCCGAACGCTTACGGGCCTCAGGCAAACGTGCAGGCTTGCGATACCAGGTGGGACGTCCCATCGGGCTACATCGATATCTTCGACCGGCCCTACACACTTTCCGGCGGCATCTACTCACCGCCATATGGGACGGCGAACTGCGCGCGGCTAAATGACAGCGTCGGTGGCTTTTTCGATTGGACGACGTTCCAGTATTTTGGCTGGGCCAATCCCGGGTCTCCGATTCGCAGCGTCAGAATCGGCCCGCATACCACCGTCGTGTTCGGCGACAAGGCCTTCGATAGTCACGCGCCCGATTACTGTGATGAGACGGGCCACTGCTACGGCTGGGCTGGCGGGTCGATGATTCCAGCGAACATCGTCGACACGTGGACAGCGGCGTTCTCGGGCTTCGCAATGGCTTCAGTCTGGGTCCACAGGCCGTGACGCCACTCGCAGCAAAGACTCTCGAACTCGCCGCCGCGTGTATCGGGACGCACGAGGAACCGCCAGGTAGCAACCGCAGCCCGCGCATCGACGAATGGCTACGGCGTAGGGGCCTTGATCCGGAGAAGGGTTCGTATCCCTGGTGCGCTGCTTTCGCGTGCGCCATGATCGAAGATGCCGCAAATGCGCTTCCTGAGCTACTCCAGCTGCACCGCTCCGCGCGCTGCAAGAACCTCGTCGAGCTGAATCACGAGTTCTATCTTGCGGCCCCCGAGCCTGGCTGCATATTCGTGCACCTGAACGCCGACGGGACGGGTCACACGGGGTTCATAGAGACGGTAAACGCGGATGGCTCACTCTCGAGCCTGGAGGGCAACACGGACGCAGCCGGTGGTCGTACAGGCGGCCAGGTGATGCGGCAGACGCGCAGCCCTGGATACGCGCAGGTGTTCATTCGGATCGCCTAGCGCGCTGACACGCGCGATGAAGCTGCGACGGACTCATCCTGGTCATCATCTCGGCGGCGCGGATGCACAGCTCATGGCCATTTTCGCGAGCCCATTTCAGACAGAACTCGGCGCAGTCGTAGTTTCCGTCGTCGACGAGAACATGCAGACAGCATCCGACGCCGCCCTCTGGCGAGGCGTAAATCTGCCGTACTAGAGCCGCGACCTCGGGCACCTTGGGCCGGTCGGGAGGGTATCTTGTCATCCCTCATCCTCCATCGGTTCGATCGTGAGTTCAACGCGCGGGTTCTTGCGGTCCAGTCTTAAGCGCGAGCCGTCCCAACTCTTGATCTGAGAATCGTCGGCCAGTACGCACGGGACACGGTTCCTTCGCCCGCCGCCGCCCTGTAGCGCATCGCCGATGGCCTGGAAAAAGTTGTGGATGTCACCGGTGTCGCGCGCGCGATAGATTTGGGCGTTTACGGTGACATCGCTCCAGAATGTCGGCAGACCAGGGACCGCGCGCGGAAGCACCTGTCGCCGCAACTGTCCTATCGCGTCCTTCTCCCAGTCCTTCGACTTCTTCGACGGCATGACTCGGATACCGCCGCCCTTAGGACGGAAGATGCGCTGACTGGTTTTCTTCGTGGCAGGCGACCCGATTATCGTGAGCTTCAAGCTCGCTTCTCCTTGGTTGCGACGGTTTCGATAGCAGCATCGGCGGCCACGAACCAACTGTCAGACGGTTGCTTGTCATCACATTGGCCATGGCGATACGCGGCCCACACCCGGCGTTGCAACTCTCGCGGCACCATGCGCCAGTGCCGTAGGCACATGAGCATCTCTGGCTTCGTCTGAACTGTGCAGCCTCGCGCATGGCAGTGGTGAGCGCCGACTAGGCTGTGCTTGGTAGCCGGAAAGTGCCCATCCTCAAGGACGCACTGGCCGCCACTTGAATGAACAAGAGGGCACCTCATCTCCGCCTCCACAGTCCCGCTCGCCGCTTCTCCTGCTGGGTACGGCTGATCATGGCGCCCTGCCAGTCTCGGGGAAATTCAGCGCTGCAAACTCACCGAACACGGCCAGTGCCCATGCGTCATAGACCCGTGCCGCTGCTTCTGGATTGTCGAATGTCCCCAGCCAGCGACGGCGGCGGTAGAACCTAATATTTGCGATCCACCGATTGGCCTTCTTGTGGAAATGAACGCCTCGATATCCGCTTCGATTGTTCTTATTGATTCTCGCGTTGGCCGAGTTCTGTGTGTGCGTAGCCGGCCTCAGATTGGAGATTCGACAGTCAAGCCGATTGCGGCTCTCGTGATCGAGTATCGCCGCGTCCTGTTTGCGGGCCAGTCTCCAGACAAAGCTGTGTAACGACAGGAGAACGCGCCTGCCATCCAGTGAGCGCACGGTGGTCGTCGCGTAATGAAAACCCTCCCTGGTCTTGTGCGCATACCAGGCGTGGCGACCAACCTCGCTTGCGAACTCGGTATCGATGAGCGCCTGCATACCCTTGTCGAGTTGCACGATCGAAACGCTGGCCACAACATCATGCTGAACGATCGGGCGCAGTTCTCTCGTCTTCAGCGGGGCCAATGGCCTTCCTGTCTGCGATTGTCGCCAGTGAGACATGCAGTATCCGTGCGCCATGTGTTTTCTGACGCAACCACCAAAAACACAGAGGCGCGCGCTCATTTCCGCCTCCAAAGACCAGAACGCCACCCGGCGGCGTAGGCGAGGCGCTGGTGCTCAGCGAGAGTGACATCGAGGAAGTTGCCGTTCTCGTTGCTCCACCAATAGCAGCCGCCCTGTGCGCCGCAGTCGCACGCATCGCGAAACCTCACTTGCGCCCCCGCCTCGCGCGCGTGGCGCACGCTTCCATCGAAACGATACACCGCTTGCAATCGACCTCGGCGAGCTGACTCGTGCAGAACACGCCCGCAGCCCCCGACGTAGTGCCGCATAAAGCTCGGTAGTCGTCAGTTTCCCGGTCGATAGCTAGCAGGTGCGTTTTCATCGCTTGACCCGCCTCGCGCGCGTGGCGCGGTCGAGCGTTACAACCAGGACTGTCAGCGCCATTCTGCCCGCGTCAATCGCCAAGCCGTCGCGCACGGCCCGCAGCGTCTTCAGCGCCTCCCGTTGCAGCGCGCGGATTCGACGGCGTTCAAGAGTAGCGCCATCCTCCTCGCCAACCTCGAAACCGGCGTCCCACGCGGCATCGACTCGCTTGTCGGTTTCGCTTTTCAAGCTCCCTCCGTTCCGCGGCGCTTGAGGCTGGCGCAGTACAGACAGTTGCCAACGTCTCTATCAGCTCGTGATAGCGCCATACATTCGACCGAGCAGTAGTCGTCGTTGCGTAGGTCGCGACTAGCCTCACCCCGTTCCCGCGCCTCGGCGATGGTTTGGGTATACGATTCCGCAAGTTGGTCGCAGTGCCAGCCATGCGACCACCCATGCGATGCGCACCACGGCATACCGTTACGCTCGGCCCAGTCGTGCGCCAGTCGCCGACCGTGCCGCCTATCCTCATCGGTGATACGGGAGCTCATGTGCGGGCCTTTGCTCGGTGTCTTTCCCAGACGTCGGGGTGAATTGCGCCCGGAGGGATCGGAGCTTCAAGCAGCGCGATCAACGCCAGCTCCGGCGTTAGGTAGTCATCGCCGTAGACGTCCCAAATGTGTCCTTGGCCAGGTCCTTTCGAGTATCGAAGATATACCTCCCCAAAACGCACGACGGTTCTGGGTCGTGTGTCGGGCTGCGGAAACGGAGGCATGTGCCCCACAATGATTTCGGCGTGGCTGCGCCAGATGTCGCGATTGCCGTGCCGGGTGTCGAACAGCTCGGCCAGGAGCTTCTCAACGGTGAAAAGCTTCGGGTCAATCATGGTCGCTCCTTTCGGGCGCTCACGGCTTACCTCGGGCGGCGATGCGGTTGCGTGCTCGAATGACACCTGCTCTGGTGATTTCGATTGTCTCTAGCTCTTCGTCGCTGGCCTTCCGTTGGGCGGCAACCTCGTACTCCTCATCCATCGCCCCGACGAGTCTTTCTATGTCCACGCGTATTTCCTTCCGTTCCGCCCGCGCCCCCTCTTCGCGTCCGGCACGGACCAGCTTCATCGCGAAACTAAGTTCACCGGGTCGCGCTCCGAAACTGATCGCTATCTCCCGTACCTTCGCCTCGTTGTCGCCCAAGAACGCGTTGACCCGCGCCGCGAGACACTCCCTGTATTGTCCGCACGCCCCGGGCGAGTTGCACGCGCCAGTTGCGGATGCGCAGGGGCGAGGAGCAGTGTCGGGCGGGGATGCTATTCGCGCGCGGTTGCATGCCAGGCAGTCCTCGGTGCAGTTCGGGCACGATAGGCGTGGGAACTCGCACGAGCACGCTACCGCATCGCCGAGCACGTCTCCATCGCCCGTGAGTGTCGGCGGAATCGAGATGGGCGGCTCGACGAACTCATGGTCAATCAGGTGCGCATTGGCGGCGTGATTCGCGCGCGAAGTTCCACAGCGCGCGCGCCTATCCTCGCCGCTCATCGCTCGCCATCCCAGCAAGAGGCCATGTCGTAATGCGGCCTGCGGTCCAGCAGCTCACCGGGGCGCGACGCGACGTCGGGAGGGCGTGGGTAGTCGGTGTAGGCGATTTCGAGCCGCTTGCGCCAATCGGAGTCAGGTGTGCATGCCGTGACCGTCGAGCCGTACCGCCGCCCGCATGCGAGACACAGGCGCACGACATCGCCAAAATATTGCGTCGCACAATACGGATCGCTGAAGTCGTGGGCGCGCGGGGGAGGGGCCTTTTTGCGTTCGGCCGCAATTGCTCGCGCAATGTCGCAGTCGGCGCAGTGGTATCGATGGCCGTGATCGCAGAGCTTATTCTCGACCGGCGCAGGCGCGTCGGCGATGAGGGTCCAGTTCGCGGTTAGCCATTCCTCGGCGACCACATTGCTAGTTATGTCGCGAGGCTCATAAAGCCAGTAGCCGTCCTTTTGGCGGCTTACAATTGTAACGACTTTGTCACCAGGGCGCCGGTAGCGCTGCCCGATTCGGTTTGGCACATTCGCCCTCCGCTCGACGGGCACCGGCGAAGAGGGAAGGGGAGGGACGCGGGCGGTCATACAAGCCTGCGTGCACCACACCTCCCTGACGCCGACCCCATTGACCGTGAATCCAGCCAGTGTCGGGCGACCCATGCGCTTGTCATCGCTCTCCATCCACGTCTTGCGTCCGCACCACACCTTGCATCCGCTCCGGTCGGGCGTGGGATGGGCGAGTGGTATGAAGTCGGGCGTGCTCAACTTCGGAACGGCGGAGCACTTGTTACACAAAATGTGTGGTGTCCAAGTTGCGCAACCGCTCGGCAGTTGGCACTTCTCGTATCCCTCAGGACATCCTTCAGGTCTAGTCGTTTCCATCTATCGTCCTCCTGTCAAAACTCGCATTCGTACGCTTGCCGCGATGTCGCTAGCCATCGATGACAGAAACCCACGGTCGATCAGATCATCAACTAATGCCGACAGCGTCATCTCGATCGCCAAGTCGTATGGCGACAGTTCCAGCGTCGGCGGTTCGAAAACTACGATCTTGTCAGTGTCAAGGGCCTCAAGAATCTCCATCGTCCACCCGCCCGGTTTTGTGTTATCGTTCACGCGCCAGTGTCCAAGCCGTTAGAACAGGAAATAGCCGCCGCTCGAGCGAGGCGCGAGCGTACCGCCGCTCAACTTCACGCCGAGGACATCGCCCTGGAACGGTTGATCGAGGCCCAGCAGGCTTTAATCTCGGCGGTTATCGAAGAACATCGAGATACAGTATTGCACAATAGACACGGACGTGCAATAGAAATAGACACGATGGACACGACGACTACGACGCGAGGACCCAAGCTTGAAACCTCACATGTAGGAGCCAAGAGAATCCGCAAGGTAGATGGTTCGATATCAGCGTTCGCCAGAAAACACGGCCTGCATCGCACTACGGTGCGCAGCTGGTATGCGACAGAAGGAGATGCCGCAAGACGAATTCCACGAAAGTGGGCGAACCTGCTTGCCAAACCTCCCTATGAGATCCCAGAAATCGCCTGGCGTAACGGCATAGAAGATTAAAATCGACACAGCCTGTGTCTTTTTTCTTGCCCGCGCTGTGTTCAATGTGTCAGTATCTGAATATGTCGAATGGACACGACACTGAAGCGACGGCGGTAACCGACTCTCGTCGCCTGAACTCGCGGACAGCTCCCGATGAGCAACTGTGGTCGGCGATTCGTACCGCGAAGGATCGCCTGATCTCGGCACTCGAAGCCGAGCCGGTAATGGCGAAGGTTCACACCATGGCGGCGCTGTCGGCGTTGCGCGGTATTGCTGAGGAATGACCATGTGTTACTTCTGCGTCGAACAGACTTGCGATCCCTGCGAAGACTTCAGCGTCGACGAGTCCGAGGAGTGCGACGAAGCGCCGATTGAGGGTTCACCGCACGATCGTGACGTTCAGACCGATCATTGCGTCAACTGCAAGCGGGAGTTGCGGCCATGAAAGCCCGTCCTCTGTTCTGCGTCCGCTGCAAGTTCCAGCGCTTGACCCACGACGTGCTCAAAGGCGCGTGTATCAAGTTTGTTGAACCGGGATCAAAAGAGGCGAAGTCGCTGAAGGCTAAGCAACTTGAGGTAGTCAGATGAACCTGGACAACCGAGCCGTTATTGTCGCGATCCGTAACTCACGTCCCGCCCGTCGCATCCGTTGGTTCTGGCCGCTGTTTGTGGTCAGGGTTACCGGTATCGTGCTTGCCGGTACATTCGTGATGTTGGTCCTCGCAGCGGCTGAGAACGTCATTGCACGGAGATTGGGGCGGTGAAAATCAACGGCGAAGACGTCGAGCTCGTCACTGACTTCGCGACATTGCGGAGCGGGATGATTGTATGGGTTACGGCGTGCGGCGGGTGCCAAGGGTTTCACCGTGTAATTCTAATAAAACACACCCCTTGGCCGGTTCTGTTTCACCCGCCGGGCACGAAGGCGTGGCTGTTTCTTCCGACCGTGCACGGACTTGACAGATTAGTGGTCGCTCCCAGTGCAGTCTCTAATGGCATCGTCTTTCGCGTCGTTGACGGATTCTCTCAATCGTCCGGGCACAAGGAGCACATTGGCACTAAACCCAATGCTCGGGTGCGCGCGTGATCTCTGACGATATCGCCCGGGTTCTGGCCGATCGCTTTTGGGAACGTGATCCGCTCAGTTTCCTCGGTCTGTGCGCCGAGTGCCGCGACCACGGAATCACGCTTCTGGATTTCATCAAACAACGGACCGAAGAACTGCGAGAGATGCGAAAGAAGGTTGCAGCATGAAAACGCTTGAGGAGTTTACGGGAACGATGTTGGCGATGTCCGCCGCGCTGCTCATGGGCCGCATGTACGACGACGCAAGGGCCATTGTGGCGTTTCCTGCGCCTGTTGGCACCAACGCATCAGCCAACGCGGCATGGGTAAAGTTCCAGGCCGCGTCCAAAGCGCTAATCGCGGCGCTGGACGAATGCGAATCTGTCGGCGGTGATTTGCAGCAGGCGGAAAAGGCCGCTGCTGGAGGCATGCAGTGAAGCGTCTCATCCTTGGTCTGTCGCTTCTTTTTGCGGGTTGTGAGTCGTCGACTCAGTTTGGCAAGTGCGTCGATATCGCCAAGGACAATGCCGATCCGAAGCTGGAATATGAGCTTTCGGCGCACAACGTGATTCTTGGAATCGTGTTCGTTGAGATGGTTTTTCCACCGCTCATTGTTGCGCTGTCGGAGACGTATTGCCCGACAGGGATTAAGGCGAAGCCGTGACCGCCGCCCCGTCAGAAGCGCCTAAACAGCGCGTCGTATTGATCGACCTTTCGTCCCTGTTCTGGTCCGCCTGGATGGTCACCAAGGACGTCTCTGCGGTCAACATCGTGCGCGGCAATGTCCGTAGGTGCTTTCAGCCGGGCGATCTCGTCATGGTCTGCACCGACGAAGGTCGATCGTTTCGTAAGGATCTACATCCCGATTACAAAGCGACGAGAGAAGAGAAAGAGCAGTCCGCGCTAGGTGAGTTGGCACGCCTCAAGGATATCCTCAAGCGTGACGGTTACCTACTGACGGGGGCAAAAGGCTTCGAGGCCGACGATGTCATCGCAACGGCGACCGAGAAAGCGGTCTCGGCGGGTCACGAGGTTCTGATCTGTTCGTCGGACAAAGATCTTGTGCAGTTGCTTCGACCCGGCGTACGCGCATTGCGAACTCACGTGTGGCAAGAATTCAGCGCCGATGAAATGGCGGAAAAGTTCGGGGTACAGCCACGACAGATAGGAGACTTACTTGCGCTGACCGGCGACACCAGCGACAACATCAAAGGTGCTCCTGGCGTTGGCATGAAGAACGCGGCTTCTGCGTTGTTGCAGTGGGACAACCTTGACGCGCTAGGGGTCGCTCTTGAGCAAGACCCTGGCGCTTGCGGTCGAACTCAGCCAAAGAAGAAGGGCGAGCTCGGCGAGCCGTTCAAGTGGGCCAAGTCGATCAACGACAACTGGGATCAGGTGTTGTTGGCCCGTAAGCTTGTCGAGCTTCGCAAAGACGCTCCGATCGACTTCGAGCAAATCTATGTGCGGCGCGATCCGCAGCCGCTTGTGTCCGTCGATGAAGAAGAGGAAGACCAAAGCGTGAACTTTCAGGACGATCGAATCAGCGGGACAACTCCCGCTAAAGAGCTTGCGCCGACTACCGCCGTTCCTCCTACGGCAAACAGTCGGCCTGCAACGTCGGAGACCACTGACGGCAAGGCAAATGGTGTCCAGAAGGGGGCAGATACGGGCGAACCGAGGCCATCCCACAACCGGGACGCTCAAACGACCCAGGCAGGCGCCGTATCTGCCCCCGATGTGACCAAGCAAACGCAGTCCGGCGAGGACTTGCTTGCGTCGTTGCTCAATCAAAAAGGCTTCGTCCCGGTCGAGTATCACCAGGCGCTTGAGCCCCGCAACGCATCGGAGTCGGAACGCCTTGCAAAGAACCTGTTCAACTCTCGCGTCTACAAGAAGTTCCCGACGTGGGAGTCAATCCACGCGACGATCTTGCGTGGTCGTACGATGGGCGTATCGGCTATCGCGTCGCTTGACGTGTTCCACATCGTCGACGACAGGCCTTGTCCTCTCGCGTGGCTATTGATCTCGCTTGCCGAACGTGACCCAAATTGCGAATACATCTACTGCACTGAGACCACGGCGACCTCGAGCACCTGGGAGGCGAAGTCGAAAAAGAACCCAAAGCCGCAGCGTTTCATGTTTACTGAGGAAATGGCTCGCAAGGCTGGGTTGTTTGACAAACCCAAGTCCGCATGGATTACGAGACAGCAACAAATGTTGATCAAGTCGTGCGGGTCGATTATGGCTCGCATGGCATTCCCGACGGCTACCCTTGGTCTCTACTCCGCTGAGGAGATGGGAGGCAGTGAAGAATGATCCAGGAACAAAATACGTTCACGTTTGCCGGCACCGTTGTTAAGCGATGGGTCGCAACATCAGGCAAGTTCGCGACGCTCAAGGTATCGAATGTTACCGACGGCAGAGCAACGAAGATGGACTTCGTGAGTTTCGACTGCGTCAACGACATTGCGACACTGAGCGAAAACGACACCGTCAAGGTAACTGGACGCATGGGGATCAAGAAATTGACGAGCAAAGATCGTCAGGACGTCATGATCGACGGCTACGCCGCGTGGGTGCCCCAACTGGTCATAACAAAGGTCGAATCGCAAAAGGCGAGCAAGATTCCGGTTGACGACGGTGACGCTTCGCCTACCGACGACGATCAAATACCGTTCTGACCAATGCCCCCCAACGGAATGTTCGGCTCGATCAAGGCGATACGCGATGATATTGCGAGCCTTGATCGAGCCGTCCTGAGGTTGATCCGTCGCCAGGACGAAGCCGCTAGATGCCTCCGTGTGATCTTACGCCTCCTGCGTCGCCTACATGATGCGAGCGCGCGCCAGGAAGCTCGGCGCCAGTCGCTAAAGGCCAAAAAGCGACTCGGGTTGTGAAACCGTAGCAGCGACACGCGGCTCAATCCCCGCTACGAGGGGGAAAACTAACGGGGGTTGGGTATTACCGACGACGAGTTAATAGCTCGCGCGCTGGAGATAGTTAAGCAGAGAGTTGCGGGTACTAGCGCACCTTCGCTTACCGTCGCGCAGTTGTACGACCTATATGAGGCGGATCACAACCATACGCGTGGGTGGCGTGTGGTTGGTGGTCGCCTGCGCATGCTTCGGGATACCGTCTACGCTGACGGCATCCCATGCATTGGTGTGCGCGATGTGATGAGCCTCCGCCCTCTCGACTGGGAGGACTACCGGCGATATCTCGCGGCGCAGGAGTTCGCCGTTGGACGAAAGCGATCGGCTTGGACGGTCGCCTTACACCTGATCTCGCTCAAGACGATGATCAATTGGGCGGTTGAATCGGGACGCTTGCCGTACAACCCGCTCGACCGGGCGAAAGCTAACGCCAAGAGCAAGCGAGAGATCGCGCCGACAGAGGCGCAGATATCGCTGCTACTGTCGCAGGCTGACCTACGTATGCGCTATGTGATCTTGGCCGCATGCGACGCGGGCATGCGCCGAGACGAACTCCGGCTCTGCGAACGCGCCTGGGTAGACCGCAAGGCGAAGCAGATCAAGCTAGACGCCAAGGTCTGTAAGCTTCGTAAGGGCCGTGTCGTCCCGGCTACCACGCGTCTCCTGGACGCAATAGCCGCGATTCCTGAGCATGTTCGGCTCCCTTGGATACTGACCAACCCAGTGACAGAAGCGGCCTACAGCGACAGCCTGTTGGATCGCAATTTTCGCGATCTCGCCGATAGCGTCGGCCTGATCGGAGTGCGTATCCACGACTTGCGGCATGCGTGCGCAACTCACATGGTCGCACGCGGTATTCGCCTAACTCGCGTGCAGAAGATCCTTGGCCACGAGCGGCTTGAGACGACATTCCGTTACGTCAATGATCAGGCCGAAGACCTGAGCGAGGTCATCGCCGTCTTTGAAGCCGGGATCGAAAAAGACAAGCGGCGCTAGTCATTAGTTCGATTTTGTCAATGCTTGGTAAGCATTGGTAACGACTACAGAATTTAATGTAGTTAGGTGTCGTTGCCGCTGTAAGCCAGCAAACAATCGATTGACACCGAAAGCTGATTGTGGCATCTAATAAGCCTGCCCGCCGCATCAGCATCAGTCGCTAGACGCTAGACGGTATCGCGCGACGGGCTAAGAGAACAGGGGACGTCGGCGTCTCGGTGATTGATGGATACAGGTGATTCATGCGACGCACACCGACTCAGTACATGAGCAGCATGTATGGACAGGCCACGGTTGGCCCACAGAACCCGCCATCTTCCGACAACTCGCACGTCAGTGATTCAGATCGCGTTCCAGATTTGGCCGTGCAGTTCATTGCCGAAGGCGTGCCCCAACTGTGGGCATTGTCACTGACGCGGGCGATTCAACGGACGCTCAAAAAGCTACAGGACGGCGACCTCACGGAGGACCGCGCGGTCGAGATCATTGATCGCTTGGCCGGGTCTGTTTTTCTGGCGAAGAAAGCCCGGGTGGCAGCGTGAGTCTCCCGGTTGGTTTCTGGCTGAAGATTCTCATCAACGGCGAGAGTTGCCACGGCGGATCTCTCAAGTGGTCACTCCCGAAAGACGGTCAGCCGGGCGATTGGCACGAAGTTAGCGGCCCGGTACGTACGTGCCAAAACGGCTTCCACCTGACGCGGCAACCGGTTGAATGGTGGCCGGCCGCCGCCACTGCATATCTCGCGGAGCCTGACGGAAAAGGAGATTCGGAAGGCGATTCTGACGTCAAGACCGCGTTCCCTCGGTGCCGATTGATTCGCGAAGTGACTACCGCAGAACTCGCCGAACTGGGCGTTTTTCTGGCTGGGCAGCACGGATCGATAAAGAACAGAAAAGGCATTGCGCTTCCAGGCTCCAGCGTCGTGGCCTGGGAAAACTCCAGCGTCGTGGCCCGGGGAAACTCCAGCGTCGAGGCCCGGGAAAACTCCAGCGTCGTGGCCTGGGGAAACTCCAGCGTCGTGGCCTGGGGAAACTCCAGCGTCGTGGCCTGGGAAAACTCCAGCGTCGAGGCCCGGGAAAACTCCAGCGTCGTGGCCTGGGAAAACTCCAGCGTCGTGGCCTGGGAAAACTCCAGCGTCGTGGCCTGGGGAAACTCCAGCGTCGAGGCCCGGGAAAACTCCAGCGTCGAGGCCCGGGAAAACTCCAGCGTCGAGTGCGGGAGAGCACACGTCTGAGA